TGCTTCACGTTCCGAAGCAAGTTCCAGAACCGTTGACCAATAACCGCCAACTTGTAACGCTTGAAGTCTAAACATTTGCCTGTCTCCCGTTTTCGATAACGCTAACGTATCAGGTACCACGCAAAAGACAAGCACTTTGTAATCACGTATTGTTACAAATAAAAGATAGCGTTATCGCAAATTAGTGCTTGACAGGTTTCCCGGCTATTAGGTGGCCGCCCATGCGTTTTGCAGTTTTTTGGTACCATGTGACACCATGTTAGAAATAACGCATGGGCGGCGATTTCGGATTTTCAGTAATTGCAAATCTAACTGTATACACCAAATGGTTGTGTTAGAAGCCATGGTTGGACCCCAAACCCAAGGCCGCAAATACGTTCTAACATTTTATGCGGTACCATGCAAGCACTAAATTCACGGGTAAATATCTAACTAACAAATGGTCTAACAAGGCCGGTTTTTGCTGTTATGGTTAGATCGTAAGCCATTGATTTTACTCAAAACGAGGGTCCAAAAAGTGCTCGTTCTTTACTATATATCAGTGAAAATGTAAGATTACCATGATACCTTCTAATTATCTTACAAAAAAGAGCTGTTTCTAACAGGTACCGCTTTACCGGTGTAAAGTTACATCTAATTGATATTGCTTTGTTAATTCTATTATCTTACTTTCTAACAAAGACAGACTCAGAAGGCCTATTTAAATGTTAGAGAAATTGTGGTAAGCCCGGTCGATCTACAATAGGAGGTTAATATGCTTGTTACGTACAATATTGAGCCAAATCACCGGGCAATGATTAAGCGATTAGCGGAACATAACAACATGAATGCGAGTGCATATTTGCGCTTTGTCATTGAGCGGCTTTACCGCGAGATGCAATTGCAAGCTGACACCGGTCAATTATTTTCAGCTTTGGCGAACCCTTGGCAAGACCATTGAATGCGATGGGCGCGCGGTTCATTGCCTCAAGGATCAATTGTGCACATGGGCCATAGAATAGGCTACAGACGACGCCTTCCGCTCGGCCTGCTTCGATGCGTGCTTGAACGAGTGTCACAGCGTCGTCATGGCGCTTTGCCTTGCGCTGTGTCATCAACGCGCCTTCATAGCTAAGGATCGCGGCAAACAGCATGTAACATGCGTCTAGTACCAGTTCGGCCGCATGGTCATTCATGTCTAACATTTCGCGTTTGATCGGCATCAATTCGCGTGCAGGCTGCTTTAGACCTTTCGCCCCTGCGCCTGCTATTTCTAACAACTCGAAACGTGCTGGTTGATAAATTGTCGGAAGTGTCATAATCCTGCCTTATTTGTTTGCGATAACGTTACCGGTAGTTAGAAGGATTGAAGTCATGAACATGCACGTTTTAATTCCGGTTATTGCGGTCGATGAACTCGCGGATGTTAAGGCCAAGATTGCGGAACTACAAGTCAGGGAAAAGGCGCTCGTTGCGGCATTGAAGGCATTGGGCAAAGATCGCGTTATTGGTACCTTGCACGAATGCACCATATCGTTGTCGGAACGCGAAACGGTAGATGTTAAGAGTATGCCGGATGAACTCAAAGCGCCGTATCTGCGCCGAACGCTCGTTGAAACGCTCAAGGTAACGGGACGTAAAACGTGAGTTACCACCACCGCAGTCATTACGGATTGGCGCTAGCCGGGTTGCTGGCGCTGATTGCGTTTGCGTTCGGAAAGAAAACAGCGATCAATTGCGTGCGCGTGATATTTGCGCTTGCGTTCCTGTTTGCGTTAGTGCTATCGTATGACATTGCAACAGCGTTTTGGAGATAGCGCCATGTTCCTCAAAGTGTACGAAAGCCGCGATGTGTATTTCCCGGCAGATAATGTAATAGTTAGGGTCACTCGGTTCCCGAATGGTGAATATGGCGTAACTGGCGAGAATGACGAAGGCGTCTATAAGGGCATCGGCTCAACGCCAATGGAAGCAATTGCGGACTACAGGGCAACGGTGCAAGATGAAACGCAGGGTTAACCCGGAAACAGTTCGCGCCATGGCAGCGAAACGCGGCTTGCTAGTCTACAAGGCTAGCCGTGGTGGCTGGTACGTTTTTCTCAAAGGCATGCCATGGGACGGCATCCTGTACTGTACGCACGATTGGGATCGTGTGCGCGTATTCGTCAAACAAATGCCAATACTGGAAAGGCGAGAGCAATGATTAAACTTGTGTTAATTGGTATTGTCGCGATAGCGCTAGCTGTTGGCGTGGCATCTTTCGAGTTTCGCGCTAAACCAGAGTGGCATCCTGATTTCGATCATGCCCATGGCGCATTCGTTTGTCAGAACACGCCGCTCTATAGTATGTGTAAAACCAAGGCAAGCATTCTCCCGATTGCTTGGCAACGGTATGGCCGCAATGATTGAACCAAGGGTATACAAAGATGACTGATTTACTAGGTTTGGCTAAACGATGTATGGACCGCGCGCTGTATCAATCGTCTGGTGACCCGACGCTACTGCTCAAAGAAGCCGCAGCGGCGTTGCGTGAAGTTGCTGCACACAATGACACAACGACGCCATTAACTTTCTTCCAAGCCGCTAACAGATGCATGGAAGCAAACGCAGTCGCTTCCGGGTTTGGACTTGATGAAGTAGCGGAGTTGTGCGCAAAGGCGGCTAAGGATGGTTAAGCGTGATTTGCTAACCGTTGCCGCTATCGTCATATTCGCTATCATTGCCTTGGGATGGATCGCATATGCATTCGGATGAAACGCGGATTTTATATCTTGGCTCGCGTAACCAGTACCAAACCATCGTTGACGCAAAATTCCACCCCGAACTGGTCAAGTGGAAATGGACGTTTAAGGTATCGTCCAGATGCTACGCCGGTCATGTCTATGGCCGCCGCTGCGTCTGGCGTGGTGGCCGAAAGGTTACCTTGCTACTTTCGCACGAAGTGTTAAGGTTGGCTGGAAAAGTTCGACCGTCTGCCGTCCATACTGCGGACCATAAGAACAACAACACTCTGGACGACAGGGAAGCGAACCTGATTTGGGCAACGAAGTCGGAGCAAAGTCGCAATCAAATCAGGTACAAGAACGCCACTTGATAATGGCGGTATTGACAGAGCAATGGTCGCGCGGTCCTATGGTTCCAAGCAGGGAACTAACTACCATGGTTAGCGAGGGTTTGGTTTGGAAGTCGTTTGAAGTGATAGGGATGCATCTATACCCGCGATATTGCATCGCGCATGATGTTTCCAAGACATGGATTTTGAATGATCACAAAATCAAATAACCCAGTCATACTGGAATGGAAATTTCCCGGCAAGTCTCGCCGGGCGGCAGTTGTTACGGTAGTCGCGGCGCAAGACGTTATGCAGCGCTACCCTGACATATCTCATGTATGGAACATTGACCCTGAATTAATGTTAGAAGCACAGGCAACGCTTTGTTTGCCAAAATTGAAGGGATAACGCCATGGGCTGTTTCTCATTGGGATGGATTGAACAACTTTGTATTTGGTTGATTATCGTTATCGCAATCGTTTCCATCATCAAGTTACTAGTTCCATTCCTCACCGGATTGATTGGCATCCCGCTTGTCGCACAAATTATCAACATTGTGCTTTGGGCTGTGGTGGCGATCATGTGCGTCTATATTATTTTCGCCCTGCTGTCCTGCCTGATAGGCGGCATACACTTACCAAGGTAATAAAATGTCCAATGGCGTGAAGGTACCGGATCAACTCGCGGCAGCTTTCGATGACCTGATTATCCATGACGTTGCAGTCAATGCCGCCATGGCCAGATTTTTGGCGGAACAGAAAGCAGTTGTGATGAAGTCGAAAGAATTATGGCTGGAAACCATGCGTGTCATGGGGCTATCGGGAGAGTGGCGCTATGCTGACGGCATGGTGTACCCGGTAGTAACAGAGCAAAAAGATGTGGCATAGATTTCTGGCATGGCGAAACGCTCCACCGCCATGGGCTGTTTATTTGGAGCAAAGAATGGAAAAACTGGAGCGCAGAATGGATCAACTCATTGCCGCTGTCACGGCGGAAAATACCGTGATTGATAGCGCTATTACACTTCTCAATGGCTTGTCGGCGCAAATCGCCGCGACCGCAGGCGACCCGGCCAAGGTTACGGCACTGGCGGCGGAAGTCACAGCCAAGACCAAAGCACTTTCGGACGCAGTTGCCGCGAATACGCAGCCAACTGCTTGAAAACACGTCACATTGCCCCTTGTTTCGTTCCGTGTTAAGTTGGAACCGAAGCAAGGGGTTTTTCTATGGCAGATGAAGGCGTTGATCTTTCGGCTGGACCGGATTTGAGCATCAATCCGCGCAGAATTGTCGAAGAACCGATTGATTTGACGCCGCGAAATCCTGCCATTGGTGCGGGGCCAATGGGCAGCAACATCGCTGCGCCCATGTCACCGACCGCCGCAGCCGCTCAAAACCCGCTTGACGCGGCCGAAGAACAGCTAACCGCCACACGCAACAAGGCAATGGTTGGCGCAACCAATCCTGTTTTCAATTTTCTGTTTGAAGATCAGGCGAAAGCCAAGCAACAGGAAGTCATTGACGCCAATCTGAAGATCGAACAGATCAGGCAGGCAAAACAGACGCAGCAAACCAACCAAGCGCTCGCTAAAAACATGGGTTTGACCCGTTCCATGTCGCCAACGGCAGGACCGGGAGACATCACGGAAGAAGCGCTGCGCGAATGGCGCGAAAACGGAAATTTTGATGCTTATCGCGGTCTGCATGGCGCGGGACAGGGTGCACGCGCCGATTTGTACATGGACGAAGGCGTCAATGCACTTGGAAAGCAGGCTGAAAAAGCGTCCAGTATTGTAGATCAACTCAATTCTGCGCCAACGCAAACCGCGTATGACAGCGTTCGCAAGATGGTTTTGAAAGATAGCAGTCTTTCATCGCTCGGCATGACCGAAAACAACGTTCCCAAGTTCAAATCGGAATGGGATGCACAGCGCGGTACCGTTACCGCAAAATTGAACAGCGCAAAGCAAGTTGTAGAGCAATTCAACCAGAAACAGGCGCAGCTATCGCAGGCGGTACCGATTGCCGACGAAAAAGCAGCCAAGGCAGTCACCGGGCAGATCAGTTTCAGCAACGGCGAGGAAATTCCAAATCTGAAAGCGGTAGCGTTACCGGGTGCAGGCGGCGCACAAGGAGGTTTGGCGCAGCCGGGATCGAAAGATATTGGAAACTATGGAAAGACTTGGAGCAACTCCACACCGGAACAGGTAAAAACTGTCCGCGAACAACTTGCGGCGGAAGAAATTAAAGGCGCGATTGCCAAGTACAAAATATCGAAAGACTTCTATTTAACTGCGAACAACCCAAAAATGTTTGAAAGCGCAACGGGTGAAGCGCTGCTTTCAGACAAACTAGGTGCTATCGGTCGCGATCTCGCGGAAGGATCGAAAGCAGCGGGTAGCATTGGCCTGACCAAAATGCTTGATGCCAAGTATGGTAGCGTAGATAGCTTTTTAAATTCAGCTACAAAAAACTATGCTGCGTACCGCGCATGGGTTGATGGTGGCATGAAAGGCGAAGTACCAAAACTACAGCCGCGCATGACGCCTGCCAGCATACAAGGTTTTAAGGATATTGCTGCTTTTGAATTGCAAACAAATAAAAATGAACTCGGTCGTATCGGACAGCCAATTGAAACGGCTGGACGTGCTGGTATCGACTTGAATAAGACCGGTTTGGACAAGGAAAGTCAAGCAACTGTCAAGGATGTGTACGACGAAGCTACGCAAAAAGCCAAGCTGGATATGGACAAGTATCCCGCTATCATAAAAGGCGACCGGCGCATTTTCTTACCCCAAGATGCTCGCGTGCCCGGCATGATCCCGGCCGGTTCGTATGCGGCTGGCTTGCCAAAGGCGATACCGCCTGCTAATGGTGCTTCCGGTACTCCTGCCGTACCGCCGGAAACTTCCGCTGCCACGGTGCCCTCCACAATTGGCGGCGGGAGTAATCCAAATCGCGGCGTTTCTCCCGACTACCTGATTAAAACCGCCAAGGTTGAAAGCGGCGGTAGATGGGATGCAACTGCCAGCACAACCAGCGCAAGCGGTGCGTTTCAATTTACCAATGCCACTTGGAACGAAAACAAGCCAGCCGGTGCGCCTGCCCGTGCTGCGGATGCTACTCCACAGCAACAGACAGAAGCCGCCAACAATCTCACTAACAAAAACACAGCAGCATTGGCAAAAGCCGGTATCCCGGTTAACGATACCACCGCATATGTTGCGCATAATCTTGGCTCGGCCGGTGCAGTCAAGTTTATTTCCGCGCCGGATAACGCCAAGGCGCGAGATGTAGTCGGAAAGGAAGCTGCGGATAACAACCCGTTGTTCTTCAAAGGCAACCCAACTGTTGGCGAAGTCAAGGCGCGTTATCAAGCCGTGATGAACGCGGACAAGCAGCCGACACCGGAGCAAGTTGCGGCGTACAACGCCAATAAGGAAAGTTTTGCCGCGCAGCGTGCCAAGATGGCTGCGAACGCAACGCAAAATGCCGCTAACATCGCGCCTGCATTGGGCGCGGTTGCCGGTTCGGTTGTCTCGCCGGTAGCAGGGACGCTGGCAGGCGGTGCAGCCGGTGGCGCTGTCAAAAACTATTTCACCGGTACGCCGGAACAGCAAACCATTCCCGGCTACGTTGGTGCGGCAGGCAAAGGCGTGGTCGAAGCGCTACCCATGGCGATCCCCGGCGCAGGACCGGCTGCGATGGCTGCGCGTGTCGCCGCAGGCGGTTTAGGACAAGCTGGTATCGCGGCAGCGGAAGGTGCAGACGCAGGCGATATCATCAATGCCGGTGTTGGTGGCGCAGCCGGTGCAACTCTTGGCGAAGGTGCTGGCGTGTTTGGACACGCTATGTGGAGCAAATTTAGTCCTGTTGCCAAAGCTGAAATGCTTGATGCTGCAAAGGTAGTGGCGACGCAGGAACCAAAAATTGCCGGTGCTGCCGGAAAGATGGTCGATAATCCCGAATACAAAAAAGCCGTGCAATCGTTGAAAAGTATCGGCAAAGACCCGGAACAGGCTGCACATGACTACCGCGCAGTTGAAGCTGGCATGCCGAAAGGCGAAGCACTGGCGCAGCGACCGGCTGAAGTAGAACGCGCGAAAGTTGGCAAGGAATATGAGGCTATCAAGAGCGACGTAACCGCTGCCGGTGTTGGTGCACCGAAGGCATCGCCAGCTTTGACGGATGGTCCTATGTCCACCATCCGCACGCCAGCAAATCCAAGTGGCACCGTTCCAGAAAGATATGCTGGCGTTGCGCAGCATGCGGAAATCGCCGTGACTGCACCCGCCAAGTCATGGGGACAGAAATGGGAACAGCTTGGGCAGGCGCGTTCGGAATTGCTGAAAGGTGAACGTGACGCACTAGCCAGTACCGCAACCAACAAAGGCGAAGCTGCACAAGCCATGCGAGATATGGCAGACAGCATCCGCACGCAACAGGAAAAACTGGCAAGACATGTCATGGGACCGAAGGCAGACGCAATTATTCAGCGTCTTGAAGCTGCGGACGTTCGCTATGCGCGTGCCATGACCGCTAGCGGTGACGGCGATATCGTTAAGGCTATCGCACAAGGCGGCCAGAAAGGTCGCGAAGCACAGGCAGCATTCGATGCACTCGCGGCTAATGACCCGGCAGCAAAACGCATGGTTCGTTCGTTAGTTGAAATGGAAAAAAGTCTTGGCAAACGCTTGGGGGTTGGTGCGGCAGTTTTGGCAGGCGCAGCTACTCTGCACTATATTCCAGTAGTTGGTACTGCTGCGGCTGCAACAGTTTCCACTGTCAAAGCTGGTCAGATGCTACGCGATTACATGGCAAAGCGTGGTGCAGGTGCCGTGGTGAAATTCAGCGATCTGGTAGACCGCGAAGCCAAGGCGTCGTTTGCCCGCAGGGCTGGTGCTACAATCGGTAGCAGCGTTGGTGGACAACTAGCACGATGATATTCACCAACCCATTCCAGCAGATCAGGATGCCTTCAGATTTGTTTCTGGAAGCGATAGGCATTGGTCATACCGACAAGGCTGCGGCTGGACACGCGGGTTGGACAACCGAGGAAGCCGAACTGTACGTCAAAGCCAACCCGCGCGAATACGCGATAGCAGACAACAAACGCCAACACTCTTACGAAAGTTTTCTGATCGCCACCGGTCGCGGTCCTGATATTGCTCGCGTAGCTTTGCGGCAGGAAACGCGCTCTTGGGTACAGAAAGCCGAACCGATACCGCTTAAATCACTTGAAGATTATCTTGACTAGCTATTTCAAGCATTGTGTTGAGAGACAAACCAGCCGCTCTTGCGTCTTTGTTTGGTACCGCGCACTGTAAAAATCAAAAGCAACAAACGCGGCGATACACACCAGTAAAATGAAAAGCCCTTGCACAAAACCACGGGCAGCGCTTTCACCGAATGCGAAGGCAACAAATCCAACGAAGATGGCAATTCCGATCAGGACGTGCATCTAGTCCACCACTAGCAAGCATTTGAGTGAAGGAGCATGTGCTATACGACCGGACGATAGCGGTATCCCGGTTCGTTCGCTGATTTTTGCTGCCCAATAATTAGGAGCAATCGGAAAATACTCGTTTTCTTCATCCGTTAGCGGTATCCGCTTGGCGTTATCGAGTAAATTTTTGAGATCATGTTCTATCATGGTTTGACCTCCGCAAATAATACTGCATTCGGGTCAACTAGTACGCTATCGTTAATTGGGCAGGATTTCCAACCTTCTTGTTTACCTTTATATATTTTTGTCAAAGCATTCATAGCGCTTGCGTTATCGGAAAAAATCACATGCTGCATCAAAGCACCAATCTGCATGTTTAAACGGTACATTCACATACTCCCCTTATTTTAGGTTTCTAAGTAAACGTCTTAGCATATCAGTACGATTAATGCGTAATCGTTTTGCTACTTTGTCAAGCGCATCGGCTTCTGTGATACTTATGCGAAAAGATAATACTGTCGTCTGTTCACGATCTTTTCGTAACCCAACACCACCTTCACGTTTATTGAATAAAGGGTGTTCTTTTTCGATAGCGATAATTTCAGCTTCTGCCGCTGCTTCGACATTAGGATAAACTTCTAAAGTGGTGGACGCGACTAAGCGATACCACTGACTTTCTTTTGCGTGTACGCGGTCACGTAATGCCGGGTTCCAAGTTGCTCCTACGTAAATTAAGACGCCAGAAGCATCAAAATGCCGGTAAAGGTATGTTTTTTGTGACTTTTTCACGCACTATGCCGTTCTTTTGAAATACTGTTTTTGTATACAGGAATACTAGTCTACAGTCAAGTCACTTGGACTTTTTCAAACCCCAAATGAGGGAACCGAATATGGTTAACATCGTCAACGCGGGAACTCTCGGTGGAGGTTTCCGACATTACTGCGGGCTGGTGCCGGTCAATCTTGGCAGCGGTGATCCAATGCACGCATCCGTTAAAATCTTTCACGTTCCTTCGCAAAACGGCGTTGCTACTTTTCGTGGTGATATCGTTGTGCTCGCCAGTGCAGGAGTTGGCACGCAAGGCGGCGCGGATTTGCCGGAAAACATTGCTTCACCTTCGGCAACTTCGGTTGTTATTGGAAACGGTGGCGGTTCCGGTCTTGGTAATACTGCGATGGCTCCGAACGTTATTCGTTGGGTAGCTGGTGACACCACCAACGTCATTGCAGGCGTCGTTGTCGGTTTTGGCCCGATCACGCTTTACATGGCGAAGAACGGTTTCCAGTACATCCCGGCTTCGACCGAAGCATGGGTTTACGTCGAAACCGACCCGGATGTTGAGTGCTACATCACAATGCCAACCGTCCCAAGTCCTGCATTCAATCTGCAACTCATGTCAGGCGCAGACGTACAGGAAAACGCCGGTCAGGCAGCCGCGCGTTTCGGCACTTCCGGTGTTTCGCTCAACGCAACACTCGCCACCACGTCAACACTTCCGCTCCGCGTTCTTTCAAGCGGCGAGGAAATTGGCAACGACACAACGGCCGCAGGCTTCATTGCCAAGGTCAGCTTCAACCGTACCCGTCATTTCCGTGGCAGCGGCGGCTTCGTAGCCGACTAATCGCAACGCAACACAAAGGAACTATGAACATGCTTAAGAAATTTCTTTTGGTCGCGTTGCTGGCGGTTCTGCCGGGGGTAGCGCTGGCTCAGACTGCGGTGAAGCAGCCGTACACGATCAGCAATAATGCTTGGGTTGATTTTGGCAATGGTCCGCTCGAAATCCTCCCCGCCGAAGGCAATGCTCAACTCTACACGCGAGGTTCAACCGGTGTCGGCAGCACTTCCGGTTCGTCTACTGCCCTCACGTTGACGGCAACGCCAACTTACCCGCCTTGCGTTGGTTGCGTAATCTCCGGTACCGGCATTACCGCTGGCACTACGGTTACTGCTACCAGCACCACAAGTGTTACGCTGTCATCTGCGATGACCGTGGCATCGTCTACCGCCCTTGCTTGGGGTGTGGCGTGTCCGACTTCCGGCGCACCACCGGCCAATGCGTCCATCAGCGCACCGCTCAACATGCGTGCTACAGCGTCACCAACCCGCTATCCCGTCTATTCGTCCGCACGTCTTTGCGGATATGGCGGGGCACAAGGTGGAGCTACCGTGCTGGCCTTCCCGATTGGTTCTTGGTAATCGGAACGTGCTAGCGCTCGGCGCTATCGTGTCGCTTTGCTACATACCCGGCTGGACCGGGGCAGCCATAGCAACACAATACGCCGTACTATCTGCGGTCCTGCCGTTCACTTTGTGGCGGCAGGGCACGCTTACCCCCTTTCACTGGATTGGGCTTGTTCTGGTTGCGTATGCTGCCGCCAGCCTCACATGGAACACGGACGTTCATGGGGGTGTCTATGGTTTGTGGTTGATCTGCATCATGGCTTTGACTTTCTGGCTAGGCTCTACACTCCCATCGCTTAGACAGGCTTATGCCGGTCTTGCGGTTGGTAGTATTGTGTCTTCAATTATCGCCATGGTTCAAGCATTCGGTTATCAACCGCTACCTATAAACAATATCGGCGGTATACCGGGAATTTACTTTAATACCGTGGCGCAAGGTGGAGTTCTGGCGCTATTGTTTGTCGCGTTGCTGACCGAACGCATGTTTTATCTGGCGTTGCCGCTAATACCCGGTATCTTGTTATCGCAATCGCGCGGGGCAGGGCTGGCGCTTATGATTGGCGTAACTGCTTTGTTTGTGCGTCGAACTTGGTTGCTAGTGCCTGTAATCATGCTCGGCGCGGGAGCTATGTGGTTTACTTCACCGTCAGATGTAGTGCGTTTAAAAATATGGACTATCGCTTGGAATGAACTTTCTTTCTTTGGTAATGGAGTTGGTTCATTCGCTTCGCAGATATATGATGATAACGGTAAGGTGCTTTATCCGGAATTTGTTCACAATGACATGCTACAACTCGCATACGAATTTGGGATTGCGGCGTTGCTGCCAGCGACCATTTTCGCGTTTGCGTTGTCAAGAACAGGGGACCGTGAATGGCCTGTTCTTATGGCTTTTATCACCATGGGCTTCTACTCGTTCCCACTGTGGATACCCGTTACTTCGTTCATCGGGACATTGGTTGCGGGTCGTATTGTGCGCTCTTGGCATATGGATGGGCGTTTCCGCGAGTATTGCGGATATGTCGCTCTATCACGGCGATGGGCAGTTAGCAGTCAAACTTTTTCCTTGGTCAGTGCGAATAAGGGGAGTGGTTAATGGCTGGCATTGAGAGGACCGGTTAAATGGCTATCGCAGCACGCAATGACCGACCTGTAAGTTTTCAGCAATGGAATGCTATCAGTGCAACTCCTGTTGATTTCAGGCTTGACGCTGGTGCGTATGGCTTGACAGTGCATTCTACGGCATGGGGCACCGCAACGTTGCAGCGTGTTTTGTCAGGTGGACAGCTTGCCATTACTGTTTTGACGGCTTTGTCCGCTGATGGATACGCTGAAATTCGTCTGCCTGCTGGCTGGTATCGTTTGACACTATCAGGAGTTACCGAGCTTACCGGGTTGATCGAATTGATCTACCTTGGATATCGCTAGGAGTGTAGCAAATGGCTGGCGTCGATATCTTTGGGTTATTCCCAAACTCGCGGATGGCGGCAGCGGTCAAATCCGGGTTGTCGCAAATTCGTTCGGTTGAAGGCGTCGAAATTCCTGCCACTTACAACAGCGCTGCAACAGTCGCGAACGTAGCAACCGGGACTAACGTCGCGATTATTGCTGGTGCGAGTGGTGGCAACACATCCGGTATTCTCACGCTAAACACGGCAGGCGCTAGAACTACAGCACAACTTTTGGCTCTGGCGAGCTTAACGCATGGATTTGCTAGTTTGTCTTTCGGAATAAATCAAGTCGGTAGCGCTGGCGTGATGATTGCGCAGGGTGCCGGTTTTGCGATTTACCAGCAAGGTGCGCAAATTTCGTTTTCCACTGTCACTGTGGCTACCAATCCAGTTACTATCACGCTCGGTACTAATGACGTTGTTTACGTCCTTTATTCGGGAAGCTGAAGTATGTTGAAAAAACTTTTCATCATTGCGTTGCTGCTAGCTAGCGGTCCCGCATACGCGCAAACCGGGACCGCTGGTGCTTTCGCCAAGGCAGTAGCAACTTGCGGCGCGCAAACATTGACTGCTGGCGTTACCTATCCAGTAACGCAAGACCTTACTGGAACGCTTTGCGTAGCTAGTGGTGGCGGCGGAGGTTCGGTAACGCAGGGTACCACGCCTTGGGTTGTTGCGGGTCAGGGAACGGCGGGAACGGCTGCGACAGGTGTGGTGACGGTGCAGGGTATCGCAGCCATGACACCCATACTCACAACGACCACGTTGAATGCTGAAACTACAAAAGTTATCGGCACGGTCAACCAAGGTACTTCGCCTTGGGTTGTTTCCGGCACGGTGACCGCAAACATCACTCCATCGTCTTCGTCAGCTATTGGCATCACGCCGGTTGTTTCCGCTGCGGCTGAAGCTAGCCACGTTCTAAAAGCTGGCGCGGGCAACGCTTATGCGGTGTACGCAACAAATCTCACATCAACAAATGGATTTTTGTTGCTAATAAATGCGACTTCCGCACCAGTTGATGGCGCGGTTACTCCGTTAGCATGTGTACCGCTATCAGCTAATGGGTTTGCTTCTCTCAACTACGCACCGGGACCGCCGGGTGTATTTTCTACAGGCATCACAGCCGTAGTGACTTCAGCAACAACATGCTTTACAAAAACTACTGGTGTCATTACCGCCTTTATTTCAGGGTCCGTGCAATGAATAAATTACGTATAGCACAGTACACTCTGCTAGGATTTATTCTCGCGCCATTGCTAATTGCAACAACGGTTGGTGTTCACAGTCAAGCTGTTAACAGTTCCGGTCAGATCAGCGCAAATGGTCAGAAGATTACGATTAACGCACCACCAAACGATGTAATTTCCGGTCCAACGAACGTCACTGGTACTACTAGCGTTACCGTTAACTCACAAGGTTCCGGTTCGACCGGTATCGACGTTCGCGGTACCGGTTCTGGTATGACTTTCGTCTTTGAAGGCTCGGTAGACGGTACCAACTTCGTTTCCATTCCGTGTGTGGTACCATCAACTGGTATCATCGTTACTGGCGGTAGCGCTAACGGCACATGGACTTGTCAATCTGCCGGTTACCAGCTTGTTCGCTCGCGCATGACTGCTTTTTCTAGCGGCACAGCAAGCGTTACACTTAACGCATCAGCCGGGTCAAACCAGCCACCTATTGGAACACAGGGTACCGCGACCAACATCACGGCGGTTGGTGGTACGGCCGTTAGCGGTGGTGCGTCTGGTCAATTAGCAGTTAACGAATTGCCGGTGACCGCAGGCGGTTTGTCGGTTTACAACGTGCAGCCAACTGCATCAGACAACCACGCCAATATCAAGAACGGTGCAGGTCAGGTTTACAAGATTTCCATTACCGGCAATGCTACGCAGACGACTGTTCAATATGTTCGTCTTTACAATGCTGCATCCGGCTTCAATGGGTGTAATTCCGCAACTAATCTTGTCTATCAGAACGCCATTCCCTTCTCCACCAATGGTGCTGGTATTCTGGATTTTTGGCCTACTGGAATGGCCTTCTCCACCGGCATATCTATCTGCGTAACAGGCGGCTATGCTACTAACGATACCACTAACGCTACCGCTTCAGCGATGATTGTGAACATAGGATATAAATGATGCTGCGGCTTGTCATAGCATTATTGCTTTGCTTGGTTGCAACTTCGGTTGAAGCTGCAACTTGCTTTTGGGTGAGTGGTACCGGTACATGGGATAATTCTACTGATGCCGCACATTGGAAATCTACATCTGGCGGTGGTACTGCTTGCGCAGCCACAGGCGGTGTGCCCAAAAATGCTGGTGACGTTGCTACCTTCGATGGTAGCTCTGGCGGCGGTACTGTTACGAACAATGTCGATCTTAACATTGGTGAAATTATTGCAGGGGCATTCACTGGTACGTTGGATTGGGCAACAAACAATAAAAACGTAACAGTTTCCGCTGCTACTGGTATCAGTTTTACCGGGGCCGGAACACGAACGATTAATCTCGGTAACGGCACATGGACGCTGACCGGTCTAGGTTCTACTACATGGAATATGGCAACCGTTACCGGACTTACGTTTAATGCGAACAGTTCAACAATTGTTTTTGCTCCTTCAGGAGTTGGTTCGCAGACTTTTGATTTTGGTGCTAAGGCGGTAAATGTTGTTACGCTAAGTGCACGAACCGGAGCATCAAACGTTAAGGACAGTACAGCGTCCCATACGATTGCTACGCTAAACATAGCAGCACCTAATATTTTTCAGGTTTCTAATGGTGCTACTCTCACGATAACAAATGCTTTTAATTGGGTAGGTACCAGTTCTCAACCAATATACCTAGTTACGAGTAACGTGGCAGGCGGCGTGTCAACTATAGCTTCTGGGGTTGCCGGTACGTGTACTTGGTGCGCCATTCGCACCATAACTTTTACAGGCGCAGGTTCTTTTACCGCCAACAATTCATTTAATCTACAAAACAACACCAATATATCTTTCAACGGTCCTGCTGCATTTGGTGGTAGCGGTGGGTGCATTCTTGGCGGTTGGCTTCTATGGCGTGACATGCCGGAACATTTGAATGATAATTTTCCGGCTTGGTTGGAGAAGGTAATATGAAGCGGGTCATAGTCGCATTTTTGTTTTTATTCGCCTCGCTTACTTGCACGAACGCAGCTTCGCGTTTTTGGAACCCTTACAGCGTAACTGGCGCTATCTCTGGTACGGGCGGAGTTTGTCGTTTGACAATTACTCCCGCTATTGTCGGCAGCGGTATTGTTGCTGGTACATCGGTCATCGTAACAGGCATCACCGGCATTACAGGATGCAACGTCACAACAACTATCAGCACAGTTGTTGATACCACGCATGTTGAATTAACTGGTACCACATTTGGCGGTGCTGGTTTTGGCGGTACTGCTTGCATGGCAGGCGGCATATGGACCGCGACTAATACTGCAAATTGGGCAGCAAGTTCGACCGCAACTTGCGGGTCTGGTGGATCGAGTGTACCGGTTTCGACTGATGGCGCTACTCTAGACGCCAATTCAAAAGGCGGCACGGTTATTCCCAGTTTTGGCGGTGGCACGATAACGTTAACGTCATTTGATGCTGGGGCATTCACTGGGACGCTGGATTTTAGCGTCAATAACGATAGCATTACTGCTACCGGGTCTGGCGGGATTGGCTTCAGCGGGACCGGCACTCGCACTATTAATTTGGGTAATGGCACTTTTACCGTGTCCAATAGTACAGGCGGTCCTCAATTTAGTACATCGGTTGGAACTAATTTAACTTTTAATGCTGGTGGTTCAACGATAGCGTTAACTGGAACTGGTACGCAATCATTTAACTTAGGCACGCAAACTGCGAATATTGTGTCAATAGGTTCACGTACCTCCGGTCTTGGTGTTTCTAACAGTAGCGCTAACGGGCATACAATCAAGACGTTAACCATTACCGCGCCAAATCTTTATAAAATAACGACGGCAGGCATTACCAGTAATATCCAAACCGCTTTGAATGTAACCGGGGATGCGACAAATCAAGTTATTATCCAATCCGGTGTAGATGCAAACGTTCAAACGATATCGTCGGCGGCGGCTCTTACCTGTACTTACTGCGCTTTTCGCGATATAACTTTCACAGGCGGCGGTACGTTACGCGCAACCAGTTCACTCGATCTCGGCGATAACACTGGCATAACTTTTGGAAGTTCTAGCGCTTGCATTCTCGGTGGTTGGCTTCTTTGGCGCGATATGCCAGAACACTTGAATGACAATTTTCCAGCTTGGTTGGAGAAAGCAGGGTGACTTCGGCCGAAATAGGAATGCTGGCAGGGATAGCAGTACAAACTTTGGGCTTGGGTATTGTGCTATTCAAACTTGTATGGGGTGGGGCAACTTCTCACCATGAAGGACTAACAGCCGTGCGTAATGATTTACTGGCGCGTTTGGAAATGCAGTCAACCAACATAGGTAACGTTATCGCTAATGTCGGCGACCGCATACATCAGCTTGAGTTGAAGTCAATGGAATTTCGGGCTATTGCGGCCGAAACCTACATGCGTCGGGATGCCTACCATAAGGCTACTGATGAATTTAAGCGTGATGTTCGTGATGCTCATGATGATTTGAAATCGGAAATGCATGCCGGTTTCAACAGACTGGAAGAACAAGTTAGCGCGGTATCAACTTCAATCGAATTGAACCGTAAAGAACAGAGGCAAAATTGACAAACCAAGCACGCATAGGATGGGGTGTATCGCCACTAAATACACCACGCAGGCGGTTGCGCGGTGCTATCGTTGTTGCTGCTAGCTTTATCTTAAAAGAAGACGATGGCTACATTCTGCAAGAAACCGGCTCCAAGATTGTACTGGAATAGTAGCTATGGCCGACACCAAAATTTCGGGGATGCCAGCAGCGAGTGCTTTAACCGGTGCTGAATTACTCGCAGGCGTGCAAAGTGCGGCTAACGTCAAAATCACGGTGGATCAACTTAAAGATTTTACAGACGGTGGTATTATGGGCACTCCAATGGGCTACCAGCAAATTACGAGTTTAGCCGCAGCCACCGGGTTGACGGTGCCGGGCGGTGCCGTCAGGGCAGTTGTGGTGGTTGAAAGCCATGCCGTTCGCTGGCGCGATGATGGTGTCAATCCTACTTCAAGTCTCGGGATGCTCTTGGGTATCGGTGAAGAACTGAATTACGCCGCTGTTGATCTGTCTGCAATCAAGTTCATCGAACAGACTGCTAGTGCTGTTCTTAATATCAGCTACTACGGGTGATGGTCATGCTCAAACGTTTAATCATCACAACGCTGCTGTTAATCAGCGCACCAGCATTCGCACAGTCAGGCGTTACCGGAGTTCAAGCCGTAGCAGATTGTGGTTCCCAAAGTTTGACTGCTGGCATAATTTTTCCAGCAGCCCAAGACTTAACCGGCGTTTTGTGCATCACGCCGGTCCCAATTGTTTATTTTGTTCAACCAACTGCATCTGATAACCACGCTAACATCAAGAATGGTGCGGGTAAGGTTTACAAAATTTCGGTTACCAATAATTCAGCCACGACAAATTATTTGCGCATGTATGACGCTGCATCTGGTTTCAACGGATGCAACTCTGCGACTAATTTGGTCTACCAAATGGCGATACTCCCAACGGCAGGGTTTATTGATACTTGGGCTGGCGGGATGCCGTTTGCGACCGGCATATCAATTTGCGTTACAAGCGGGTATGCTACCACTGACACAACTGCTGCAACTGCTTCCGCGTTATCGGTAAATGTGGGGTACAAATAATGCCAGCCAAATACGAAGCCATGCGCGATAAGTTTGAACGCAAGGGAATGCCAGCCAAAGCCGCAAAGAAGAAAGCAGCGAGGATTTACAATGCCACCCGTAAAAAAGGGCAAAAGCCGGTCACCCGAAAAGGGTAGTCAGGCCGTAGCTACTTATTTCTTGGCGAAGCACTCTCGTCTTTTTAAGCCGGGACAGCCGCTCGTGCTTGCAAACTTACCGATAGTTAAAACTGAAAAACAAAAATTTGAGATAAGAAAAGAAGGACAAAAATATTCAAAATGGCGTGGCGGCGGTTCTGGCGGCGTGCCTTTTATTGAAAGTGGAAGTGATACGTACACCGCCAAGGCAGTACACTTCGACGGTGCTACATGGCTAGTAAACCCATCACTTGTCGCTACCGATAATAACTTGTTTTCGTTTATGTACTGGTTCAAAAACAATGGCTCGCCACCATACCCGGACGATGGTTGGTTGATGAATGCTGGACTTCCATTTGTAGTTGACTCTGAAAATAACTACTCGACTTATGTTGACAACCTATTATCAGGATCATCCATTCGCATAAGTATGGAAAACGAAGCAGGCGCTTTAGGTGTTAACACAGATATAAATCCTCCACCAAATGATGCTAATTGGCATCAATTATTATTTACGGGTCAAACAGGACAAATCAGCGGTAGCAATACGCGAAAAGTATTTTTGGATGGAGTAGATGCTACTACACTTGGTAATGACCAAGGACCATTTGACATGGTGTTTAACGGCAAGTCATTCTGGTTTGGCTCAGATAGTTTTGGTGGTGGTTTGGGTTCGGCTATCATAGGTGATATCGCGGATGCTTGGATTGCACCGGGTATTTCGTTGCTAACGGCCGGGACAATTTCAGCGGACACGTTGGCGCTGTTCCGCGATCCGGTGACGGGAAAACCAAAAAATCCATCCGGTTTTCCTGCTGGCGGAGCTGTCTTATTCAGTGGCGATGCAGACACCTTTGCCACCAACCAGCTCACGGGCGGCACGTTCACGCTGACGGGCGCGCTGACCAACGCCAGCACTAGCCCAAGTGACTAAACCATGCTAAAATGGGTTAAATCAGAGGAAAGGTAAACAGAAATGACCACTTATAAAGGCATTAATGGCTTCGGTAACAGTCCCGGCGATAGCATTACCGAAAACAGTACCGAATGGTACGGAAAAGTCGGCATGCCCAAAGGCAAGTTGAGCCGATATCCTAGTGCTGTTGCGGACATTTCCAGCGGTAACCGCCGCTTGGCAAAGTCCAAACATGGTTCTGGTGGAGGTTCCGGTACTGCCATGAAAGGCGTCAACGCTTTCAGCAAAGGTAAGTAAATGTTCTACCGGCCGGGCGGGTCTAACTCGCGTATCAGCGTGCAGTATGACGAAGTGTATTCTGATGCTGTTGGCGGTGCAACCGGCTGGCTTCCAGTCAATAAAGGCGATTGGATAGCGGTCAATGCTTCTCGTGCATTGTTGAATTTTGTCAACTCGGCATCTTCAACGGTAGCAAAGCAACCTACTGCGCCGGAAATGCAATTGTTACTGGAACAGAAAACTATCGGCGGTCAATCAGATGCAGAAGCATGGCCGATAGAAAACTACCAAAATACGGTTGTTGCAAAAGGCATGAATGCCAACCGTGATGGTTGGATACGACTTCGCATTCTTAATATCAACAATGTTGACGGCACCGGTCTTTCCATGGCGCTTCAGATATCTCGCAACAATGGGGCAGCGCTATGAGTGGCTTTGATACCGGCATGGCTGGTACTAGCATCCCTTTTATGGCAAAACAATTTGGTCCAATCCTGCGAGGATTTGGACCGCCTGTTCCACAAGCTGGTGTGGTTGGTGATCTCTATATTGATAATCTCACGTTTCAGATGTTTGAAAAACGTGAGATCAACGGACTTGATGATTGGGGACACTACCTTTTCATTATTCCTTCGCCGTACACCACAACTCTGAAATGGTTTGGTCCTAATGGGCCGAACAATAACATCGGTATTGTTGGAGATTATTTTCTGCAATGGGCAGGATATCCTAACTACGGCATGCAGCCCCTCATATGGGGACCGAAGACATGGACCGGCTGGCCTGAAAATGGCGATGGTCCCGGCACAATTATTTCAGGTAGCGACGTGCTGCCTATTGGTTTGCTGTCCGAAGGCGCACCGCTCACTGATACGCAGCTTACGCAACTGATCGCAGAAGGTTTGCTGTCGGAATATATTATTCCGTTCCCTGTTACTGCTAATTCCGGCGATCCGGTTCTTGAACTCGGTCTTCAGTCTTCTGGAACGCTGGTTACTGTCACGATCAATTCGATATACACCGCTGAAGATGAGTTCTTACCTGTCTAATGGCATATAATTTTGCAACAGATTTTGTAGGTCTTTGGCGCGCAGTTACCGGCGGCGTTGAGAAGGGAGAAATTCCCGGTCTTGATTTCGTCGTGGCTGCGTTGGCTCGCGCGGGTATCTTAAGTCCATTGGTAGTATCGGGTACGCCGCCGATAGTTAATCAAGATACCACAGCATGGTTTAGAACGGCGACACCGGATTACGCGGCTGAAGGTGCGTTGTATCTTTGGGATAGCGTAACCACCACTTATTTGCCCGCGACACCCGCTTTGTTTCTCGCATTCTTGGGAGCAAATAGCACTACCGGTGGTAACTTCCTTACTATTTTTGCTGGTGATGGTGTTCCTGATGACGCTATCGGACAAAATGGCGATTTCTATCTTAGGCTAGACGCACCCGGCGGTATCTACGGTCCTAAGTCCGCTGGTATGTGGCCTGTTGATCCATTGCCGGGTACATCTTATAGCCAAATTAGCGAATTTCTGGATGTGCTTGGTACCACACAAGGCGATATCATTTATCGTGGTGCATCGGCATGGCAAGTGCTTGCACCGGGATCAGCAGGACAGATTTTAACTTCTGGCGGCGCAGCGGCAAACCCGGCATGGGCGAGTAATTCAACTAATCTAGATACTTTTGGCAGCACACAAGGCGATATTTTATATCGTAATGCTACAGTATGGACTGTGCTCGCACCGGGAACAAACGGACAGTTTTTAACTTCTGGTGGTGCTGGTGCCAATCCATCATGGACAAGCACTACTGGTTTCTCACTTGACAGCATTGGCAGCACGCAAGGCGATATTTTATATCGTAATGCTACAGTATGGACTGTGCTCGCACCGGGTACGGCGGGGCAGATATTGCAATCAAACGGTGCCGCTGCTAACCCATCGTGGGCAAACACTTCAATTGCGGTAACGTCTGCTAACTTGGATGCGTTGTTCGGTGCTACGCAAGGTAGCATCATTTACCGCAACGCTAGTGCTTGGGTTGCTCTCGGACCCGGTACATCTGGTCAATTTTTAAAAACAAATGGTGCGGGTGCAGACCCGGCTTGGGACGCTGCTACAAGTACGGTACCGGGTATTGGCGATATTGGTACCTATGCGTTAGACCCTAATGGTGGAAACTCACCAGTAGGACCGGGCGGGTTTCCGTTATCTGGAACTTGGGTTACAGTATCTTTCCTGTCTCTGTTTGTTACGGGTGCGGCAACAAACGTATCTCTCTGCATTCGTACCGCATAAGGAAATGAACCATGACTTATAACGCTGCGACTGACTTCGTTGGATTGATGCGTGCTGTTACTGGCGGCGTCCAAAAAGGTGAAATGCCGGGACTTGATTTTATGATATCGGCTTTAAGCCGTTCTGGTCTTATCAATGTGTCAATATCTGCTTCGCAGCCGGTAGCCAATCAAGCTACCACTATGTGGTTTGCTCCGGCCACGCCTAGCTATACCGCAGAAGGTACGTTGTACTTGTGGAATGGTGCAGCTTACGTGGCTGCAACACCGGCTTTATTCAACGATTATCTGGCAGCGGTTGGATGATATGGCTGGTGGATTTGGTTGGAACAGGGGACGACCGCCACGCTGGTTTGACGAAGGTGGCGAAGGCGGCGAAGGTGGCGAAGGTGGCGAAGGTGGGGAAGGTGGTGACGCGGGCGATGCTGGCTCCGATAGCGGTGATCCCGGTGTAAGTGTTAGCGATAGCGATGCTACTTCTAGCGTTACTGGCGTCAGTGTAAGCGATTTTGGCGATTTCGGCGGTTTTGGTCAGGCAGCGGATGCTGCCGCTGCGGCGGCGGCTAACTCTGGCCTAGCTAGCGGCATTGGTAGCCTTTCAGGTGACTTTGGTTCGATCAGCGGCGAAGCAGCGGCAAATGCTGCGGCGGCTGCTTCCTTCGGTGCATTAGGTGGTTTCGGCGGTTTTGGTGGTGTATCTGGTGTTCCCGGTGAAGGCGTACCGGGTAACGATACCGGCAGTATCGGTGGATTAGGTATTGGTAATGCACCCGCTGCCGGTTCTCTCGGCGGTATTGGTGGTTTTGGAGGTTTTGGTGCGCCCGGCGGTATGGGCAACACCGGTATTTCCGCTCCTTCGGATGCTGCATTTGGCAGTATCGCCGGTATCGGCCCAACTGCGTCGTCCATGGGGCTAAATGCAGCCGACAGCATTAGCAGCGATACTGGCTCGCTAGCGGCTGCGGTAGCGGCTGCACTCGGTACCGCGCCTGCTACGGCTGCGGCTTCCGCTGCCCCGGCTTCGCCCGCACAAGCTGCGGTCCCGGCCGCGCCCGACTTCGGTCAGGCATTTGGTAACTTCGGTGTTCAAGCCACAGAAAGCCCGGCTGTGGCGGCTATCAACAGCGCGGTGAATGATGCCGTAGGGCCGCAAGCACCCGCCCCTGCGCCTTCCCTACCAGCCTCTCAAGCCCCTACAGACGCGGAAATGGGGGTAGCCGATTGGGGTGACGTTAACGCTATCGACGCTGCCATGCCTACTGAAGCGACTTTTGGTCCTAACGTGGCGCAAGGATTAGCCAATACTGCTGCGAACCAAGCACAAGCTGCACTGTCTCCGTCACCAAATTCGTTTGGTAACCTTTCTAGTGAATTTGGGATGAATTTTGGCCCGTCCCCGACAACCGGCATATCTACTTCTCTCGGTAACCCCAGCATTGGTTTTGGAAACGTTTCTACAGCCGCTAACATAGGCGAGAGCCCGGCTATTGGTCCTGCACCTACATCAACCGCTCCAACGTCAACTGCCGCACCAGCGACCGCTACAGCCCCGGCACAAGGTACTCTGGGTACCGGCATATCGGGAATGGCACCCGGTTCGGGTCTTGGTATGGACGCAGGCGGCGGGTTGAACTTCATCAGCCCGCAGAATGCCCTCTTGGTGGCGCAGTATCCTTGGTTAACGTTCCAACCAACTAGCTAGCGATAAGCAGCCATGTCAGACAGAAAGCGCTCGGGAAGGCTGTTGCCAGTAGCAGGCTGGTGAGTAGTCGCCACTCGCTATCGGGTTTTTCCCAGACCGGTCCCATGTGGTAAATGCTGCCTTCTGGTGGGGTGTGCATTGTATACCGCTTTCGGTTGTGTTAGGTTGCCAATGGTGTATACACTAGCGCATCACAAGGGGCAAGCATGAATTTAACCCGAAACCAAATTCTTGCGATTACGTTAGCAGTTCTCGGAGTTCTTGCTGGTTCGGCAACCCAACTTACCGATTTGTTTGGTGCCAACGTTGCCAAGACGGCTGTTACCGCTTCAAGTCTTGTGCAGACAATTTTAGCTTCTATTTTGGCAGTCTTTACCGGACAGTCTTCGCAAGTCAAAGACGTACTGGCGATGCCGGGAGTTGAAAAGTTAACGGTTAACGCCGCAGCAAATCAGACATTAGCGGCCATTGCTGTCGATCCTAGAGTTGATAAAATTTCTCCAACTCAAGGCGACTTGAGCGCTGTTAGTGAAACTGCGAGAGGAAATAATCCATGAAGCGCCTGTTTCTTGTTCCTCTACTGTGTTTAAGCCTTGGGGGTTGTCTCACGCTGCAAGGTATCGAGACAGCTTATCAGGTTGGCACTGTTTCCATCACCAACCCTGTCACCCGTGACCGGCTCTATACCATGGAGCAGGCAGTAAAGTTGACGTTCATTGGTCTTAACACTTGGAAGAAACTTTGTGTTCAAGGGCAGATCAATGTCAACTGCAAACAGCAAGTACGAACAGTTCAAGTCTATACTGCTTCCGTGCCTCTCTATCTTAAGCAGCTTAGAGCGTTTGTGGCTAACAACGATCAAATTAACGCCATCGTTGTCTTTAACCAACTCTCCGATCTTATCGCCACAGTCAAAACCCAAGCCGTTGCCGGTGGCGCAACCTTCCAAGGGGCGTAAAATGGACATTGCAGCGGTCATGGCCCTTATCATCAAGGGTTTGGGAATTGTAGAAACGCTGGTAGAAGCCGGTCAAGAAATTGCACCAACGATCAAGACGTTGGTTGATATCGCTACCGGAACGCAAGATGGTACTATAACCCAAGCACAGTTGCTCGCGGCCGAAGATGAACTTGACGCACAAGTAGACGAGTTTAACAAACCCATTCCGGACTAATGAACTTTCCATGGCAACCGTCTGTCTCTGACAGGCTAAAAGATTTTGATTGGTACCGTGCAAAGTTTCTGTTGATCCGTCCTCGGGAGGGCGGCGCGCGGAAGCTATTCAATATCAATGCCGCGCAGACAGTCCTCAACAATCGGCTGACTGCCGAATTAAGAGAGTTTGGCAGCATTCGTGCGCTGGTGCCCAAAGCTCGTCGTATGGGCGTCAGCACTTACATAAGCAGCCGCTTCTTTCATCGCACGGGTACGCAACGCGGTGTTCGCGCGCATGTCGTTGCACACAGAAACGATAGCGCCACCAACATACACCGCGAAGTCAAGGAATTTTATGCTGGCTTACCGTCGCAATTGCGACCGTCGCTTGGCGCATCCAATTCCCGCGAATTGATCTTTGACAAATTGCAATCCACCTACAAGGTGTCGTCTGCGGAAGGTGGCGATATCGGTCGCTCGGACGACACGCATTTGCTGCACATGTCGGAAGCCGCGTTCTTCGATAATTCAGAGGATTTATCTTCGGGACTAATGAAGACCGTGCTGGATATCCCCGGTACCGAAATAATCATTGAAAGCACCGGCAACGGTGCGAGTGGCATGTTCTTCAATATGTGCGAGCAAGCGCATCGTGACCGCAATAAAGGACTTTGGCGGTTGCACTTCTTGCCTTGGTCTTCCATGCCGGAATATGTCCATGACGTTCCCGCGCATTGGCAACCGCCACGTGAATTTACCGATTACGGAAAACTACACAGCCTGACGCAACCGCAGTTGTACTGGTATTGGCGTGAGAACTATACGCTTGCCATTATGAACGGTGGTCAACCGGATGCTATCCACCGATTGACGCGGCAAGAGTTTCCTGCAACTTATGCCGAATGCTTTATGACCGATAGCACGATGGATTTCTTCCCAGCGTCGTTGGTGCAGGAAGCAATGTTGGCAAAATTTGCTCCTACTTCCGGGTCGCTCAAGATCATATCGGTTGACCCGGCCGGTGACGGCAGCGATGATCCTTTTGTTTGTGATCGTGAAGGTACAGCCATTGGTAAGCGAATTTGGGGCGCTATTAAATCCAAGGATCAAAATGTTCAAGCAGATTGGCTAGTTGCTTCCTATCGCCGTTTCGGCATGGACGTTATTGTTATTGATAGCGGTGGTCTTGGCAAAGGTCTTGTGGACGCTTGCCGTCTTCGTATGCGAAACCAATCTGATCGTGTGGTGCCTGTAAACTTCGGTAGCGGTGCCAACAATGCGGTACAGTTTGGCAACAAACGTGCAGAACTACATTTCAAGTTTCATTTGTGGCTGCAAGGTTCCGTCAGCATGCCAAACGACAAAATGCTGCAAGAGGAATGCGCGGCATATAAATGGGGATCAGGTGCCTGCCGCCGCGATGAAATGTCCCGGCTATTCATGACGCCAAAGGAAAAGATACGTGCAGAGATAGGGCGGTCACCTGACCGCCTTGATGCTGTTGTAAATAGCTTTGGCGTGAACGATTACGCTTTGCAGCCTAAACCTTGATCTTCCAGCCTGCACCGGAAAACTGTCCCTTGGTGTCGCCGCTGTTGATGACAGTCTGCGTATCGGCATACTTGCTGTTGAACTGCTTGTTCTTTGGGTCCATGCCTTTGTAAAGGTCATGTAGCGTTTGGCGGTTTCGCTTCGCTACAATCTCGCCAACCTGTTTTGATCGTGCCATGAGAACCGGGCGGGTTATCTTGCCGGTTTTATCAGTGCCAGAAACCTTGCTCTCAAACAGTTCCGTCAATTTAGGATCGTCAACTCGCTGCCATCCTTTGCGGAGTGCTTCCGCCATTTCTGTTGGCGTGTCGTTAATGATGTGAAATTGATACTCGGGATATTTTTCCCGGTTCGGGATGTACAGCGCTAGTGGACGGTCTAGCGTCAAATTCTTGATAATGCTGTCAACGTCCTGTGCTTCCTTGAAAGGCGATAGCGATGCAACAGCATCACCAGCTTGTGGCGCTTCCGGAATTTCGGCAGGCGGGTTAGGAATGAGGTTAGGCGCTAGACTTTCAAATGGGTTGTTGCTCATTTCTTCCTCTGTGCTGCCGCGTAAGCAGTTCCTAAAGCGGTTGCTATGAATTTTTCACGCTGTTCCTTACTGGCGTTTCGGGTAAACTTGTCCGCTGCGCTTTTAACGCTTTCCGCAACATCCTTCGGAGCATCAGACAATTTCGCCCAAGGACCGGTAGAGCGACCGCGATTTGCGGAGCGACCGGTTTCCCCGGACGGAGCATCGGTCTTTTTGCGCTTTGGTTTTTCTTCATCTTCATCATCTGCTTCAACCGCTTCCGCTTCGCCTTCCTCTGCGTTCCCATCGTCGTCTTTGACGGTTTTCGTTTTAAATTCTTCGTCAACAGCCTTGATGACTGCATCGGCAAAATCTTCCGCCGACTTGAAACTCTCCGGTTCCATGTTCTTGCCAAACTCTATTACCTTGGCGCTACGGCGCGGATCAGTACCAAACCATTCGGCCTTGGATTTTATTGCCTTGCGGATATCGTCGTTGTTGAACGCTGGTTTGTTGGCGGGTTTTGCCGTTGACGCGGCTAGTTCTGCGATCTGCTGTGCTGCCTTGCGAACGGCTGCGATATCGCCAGCCTGCGTTGCGCTGTCCAGCATGTTTGTCAAATTTTGCTGCACTTGCTGGCGCAGCAATACTTCAAAATTAGGATCGGCCATAATAGCTCCTACCTGTAAACGACACGTTCGCGAACACCAACATCGGCATTAAGGTTAAGATTGCCTTGTGCCTTGACCATGCCTAACTTTTCGTCGTCGCCTTCTTCCCATTCCAGCGTCTTCGGATCGGGCATGTCTGCTGCCGGTACCACTCCGATAACATCGTTGAAACTGGAAATGTAGCGCCAGCCACCAGTTACAACGATGCCTTTGGATGCTTGGAACATGGTCCCCGCACCCCAACGGATCAATACCCAATCGCCAATTTTGGCTTCCTGCCGTGAAAGTCCTTGGCCGTCCTTGTACTGGAAAGCAAGTGGTCCCATCGAACGGATGATACCGGCTTGCACACCATGCTGCCCAAGTTCGCGCGTCATATCTGCGACAATAATTGAACCAACGCGGCGCGGCGGCAATGGAATTTGAATTGCAATAATATCGCGTGCGGGCTGCACTTTGGTATGCGGTAGCTCAAAACCATATAGAGACATTTAATTATTTTCCTTTTGCAGCTCTTCCAATAGTTTATCCGGCGGCAAGTCCAACAGGTGGAACAGCCATTGGTACGCCACTCCCTGTCCCTGCCGAATTGAGTTGGCCGGTTGACCCGACAGGAGTTCCCGCACCATTTGGTCCCGCCGGATTTTGATTGCCGTTTGCAATTGGCGGGTTAGCGGGCTGTCCAACCACTCCCTGACCATTCCCTCCGACGCTATTCGTGTCATTAGCTAAACTCTCCATGGTTTTTTCTAATGTCGCAAGCTGCATCCGCATCATGTCTATGTTGTAAGCACCTACACCGGCATCCGTAAGTGCCTTGATAGCTTGTGCTGCCGCCAGCGCAGACTGTGCGGTCGCCTTGATACGGTTAGTTTTTTCTTTTTCAATTTCAAGCATCATCGCGCTCTTTTCCGCGTCTGTTGGTTTTGATGCGGGCATCGGCGGCGCTAGCAGTTTTTCAGGATCGGGGAAGCGCATGGTTTGTGCGTAACGTAAAGCAACTTCATGTGGGTTAAATACTAGCGGAAATTGCAGCATGTCATGGTAAGCCTGTGCTGCCACGCCGCGATGCATTTCCGTTGACATATTTGGATCGGCAGTCACTTCGATTGGTGCGCTGCCATCAATGCCTTGTGGCAAGTGACCGGCACCGTCTGCCATGGCTGCGAATGCGCGCAGTTCTTCCGTAATGGCACCAATGATGCGACGATGAACCGCGCTATGAACTTGCGCGCCATTATCAATGATGCCTTTCGCCAGTGTGGCAGTCATTGAAGCAGGCGCATTTTCCAGCAAATTCAGGGTACCCGCCAAACGGTCACCCAAGGTCATAATCTTGTCCAGCGTCTGGAACATGCCGGGAGTGACTTGCTTGGCCGGGAATAGCGATACCGTATCATTGATGGAACGGCCATCTGTGTTGATAGTAGTCAGGCGATTGGCAGTCAGTTCGATCTTGTCGGGAAGCCCGATACCACCGACCGCAGCAACGCCACCGTTTTCCGCTGACGATTGTGCCGTATCATTGATGGAAGCTAACAGGCGATCTGCGGAATTTTCTGATCTGGAAAGTAACCAACCAAAACCGCGCGGAAGAAAGCTGCCTTTCGGGTCCGGTATCATCTTGTAAGCGTAATAACGATTGTGTGGACGGAAAAGCAGCATTTCATCCGTGTTTACTACAGTCTTCTTTGACCAACGCGGGATGCACTTCACAACGCAAGGAATGTCTTCAAGCGCTACCGTTACTGTCCAAGGTTCATCGTATTCGTCACCATCCATGTCAAGCCACATATCGACTTCATAAAACTTCTGCGGCTCTTGTGGATCAGTGTCGTCAAAGTCAGGTTCGTAATCTACCCAATGACCTAATTCAATTGAACGCTGAATTTCGTAAGGATACTTTTCGATGTGGTGCGTGATACGTGGTGTGCGTTCAAGTGACTTCGTATTTGAATTTATGATGACTTCGTTAACAGGCAGAAAAGTGCTGCGGTACTGCCCATCGTGTTCGTCAAACCAGCGCTTGCGCCAGCCAAGCCCGGTCACTCCCATGTGCAGCACAAGCGGGTCTGTGTCGGTTACCCAATCCGGGTCTACCGTGCGAAGTTGAGAACTCATCCAAGCAGCCAGTGCTTCGCCGCCCGGTTCTGATGCCCGCGCCAGATCAGGTTCGGAAAGAAGGGCGCTAACAATGCGGGCTGCAAATTGAACAACCGCCGATAACGTCATGGCTGTAGAAGGTGGTCCGTCTTCGTTGCTGCCCTGTTGTTCTCTACCTGATGCCGGTGCTGCTTGGTTAGTGTCGCTGTCTATGCTGTCCAGATAGCCGTTGGCTTTTCCAAGCCAATCCGACATGCTGCGTTCGTCAATTTTTACTAATTCGATAACGTGGTCAGCAAGTTGGCGGAGGGTGTGCTGATCCAGCTTTTCCGCAAGGTTTCCGATATCCTCGGGTGCCTTCAGGTCCAGCTTGATTTTAGGGCTGTCAAACTTCATCTGGCGACCTTTGCGGTTAAGTGTATACAATGTCAAGTGTCATTTTGACATTTTATTACTAAATGTGGTAGTAGTTCCTTATTCGCCCATTTCGGGCCAAACAGGGGATCGCCCGAATGCAAGTCATTGATCGCAGTCTTCAGCCGTCGCAGTATTGGCCCGGTCTTTATGCTTTGTTTGGAATGGACTACGAACGACTTCAGCCTATCTACACAAGTTTCTTTGACACCAAACCATCCGAAAAAGCGTTTGAAGAATTTATGACCGAACGCGCAGGGCTTGGTCTTGCGGTTCAACAGCCCGAACTAACACCGGTTGAATTTGACTTCCCCAACGAAGGTTATCGTACCCAAGTTACCCACGCCAGCTACGGTCTTGGTGTTGCGATCTCTCGCGAAGCCCGCGACGATAACTTGTATGAGGATGTAGCCAGCCGCATGATGAAAGAGCTAGCGTATTCCTCTCGTCAGACGGAAGAATACATTGCTCATGCTCCGCTTCAGGTCGCGGTTGATGCTGTGAACGGTTTGCGTGCTGACGGCGTTCCGCTTGGTTCTGCTTCGCATCCTACCGCTTCCGGTCTTCAGTCAAACCTTCTGGTTTCCGCCAACGTTTCAGAACTCGCTTTTGAAAACGCCGTGATCCAGATTGGCTATACTCGCAATGGTCGCGGCTTCATCATCAATGTGCTGCCGAAGTGCGTTATCCTGTCCCCAGAAAGTGGACCGGAAACCCGCCGTATCCTCGGATCGCCGCTGCAATGGAACGCGCAAACGAACAACATCAACGTTCTTCGCGCGACCGGTGCTTTGCCGGAAGTGATCGAAACACCGTATCTCGTTGATAAAGACAACTATTTTATCCAGACTTCCATTCAGAATATGGACAACGGCGAAGGCTTCACGTTTTGGGAACGCAGCGGTGTTGAAACCCGCGAAGACAGCAATTGGAGCAATCAGGCTGCACTAATTGCAATCTGGTTCCGTTGTTCGGCTTCCATCATTGATTGGCGTTCTGTGTACGTTTCGCCGGGTGCCGATAACGCTTAATTAACACGGGACCTCCTGCCCGGCGAAGATGCCCTCGGCCTAAAAACCGGGGGTGTTTTCTTTTCAAAACGTGGTAACGTGACTGGATGGAAGCTCGCAAACCAAAATTCGGACAATTCAATACGTGGGGTGCCTGTAGCCGCTGCGGTGCGAGAGTTTTATACAATACCTTGCAACGTGAACGCCTGACCGGGCTGCTTGTCTGTACCGCTTCAAGCGGTCGTCCTGTGCGTTTCTGTCTCGATCCTTGGCCGCAAGTTTATGATTTCCAAGTAACGCCTGACCGCTCGATAGAACCACCACCAGAACCGCTGCCGACACGCTGGATGTTGGATGATATCTTTTCGGCGGGTACCTACAATTCGGTCGCTGCTGGCACGCCTGCGGCCTATGCCAACGCGCCTAAAGCTGCCCCTAGCGACGAAGTACGCTTGCAAAGCTATTTGATACCGCCGCCGAACACCTATACGGTTGGTAATGCCAGTTTTTCCGGGTACCAAAACTTAATCAATCAGAACCAAGATCGCGCCAGTGTCGTTATCGTTAACCCGGCAAATTACGATGGTACGTTTGTTCCATCTAATTCGGTGCGATCCACACTTGAACCTAGCGAAGCTGAAGAACTAGCCGACTTGGAAGCTGATGCAGGATGGACGCCACCTTGGGCAGTTGAAGAAGGTATTTAATGACAACCGCCGCAACTGTTATCAAAAACGCTTTGCATTTGTATGGCATCACGGATCAAACCGAAGACCCTACTACAACCGATATCGCTAACAATGTTGTAGTGCTGAATGAATTACTGCGAAGCGAACATGTTGATGGTGCCGCGCAATACCTAATGAACCGCACAACTGCAACTATCCCGGCCGGTACTTCCGGTTCCATTGCTTCGTTTATAGTTGGAACAGCGCAGCCTAGCTATCTTGTGCAAATTGACGCTGTAGCGGTCAAGGCAATTTGGTGCAACGATATCAGTCCAACAGTCAACCGCGAGACACGACAAGCACCAATTGCTGACGTAGTACGAACTACTTTTCCCGGCATCATTACAAAGTGGCATCAGGAACGTCAGATTGATGGTAGCGTTCGCGTTACCGTGTGGCAACCGCCGCAAAGTGCTACCGCATGTCTGATTGAATACGGTGGTCGCATCGGTGCGATTACTGCATCTAACGGTAGCGATGAAATCGGATTGCCACCTGAGGGGATACACGATATTACTTTGCTCTTGGGGCGTCGTATTTTTGGCACCTACGGTCGCAGCGCTGAAGCTGTCAAGGCTATCCTTCTCGATAGTGAGGCAGTTGATAAACGTTGGCGCGATTGGAGCAAAGGACAGCAATGGCTCAGATTTGTACGTTCTTAGTATTTTCATGGCAAAGTTTAATCAGTAATTCAGGAGCATTCTATTTTTTCTTACTCGGAGTGTTTGGGTTTTTGGTTATAATATTTTTACTCGGGTATGCATGGGGTAGTATGAACAGATGAACGCTAAGGCAGACTATTGTTTTGCTGCTTTATGCTGGACCTTGGTGCTAGGTCCAGTAGTGATTGCTTTGGTAACTTGGAGTGCATGGTGGCTATTCCTGTACATCCCGGTTCTTCTCATTTTTGGGTGCGCATAAATGGCTGCGGTCAGTATCTTTGGTTCATTTGCTGACCCGCTTAATCAGGATCAGGGTGCGTCCAAACTTGTCAATTGTCGTATTGTAACGCGCAAGCCAGAAGAACAAAAACCAGCACAGGTTCGTCTTGTTGGTTCACCCGGCCTAGCGACAGTTTGCCAACCAACATCTTCGCCGTGTATCGCGCTATGTCATGCAGTTGGAGCTATATGGTCCGCGCATGCTGACGGCAGTATTTACAGCGGCGTTGAAACTGCGTCACCAACTTTGCAGGGTACCGTTACCGTTGATCCGGTAACGCCAATCATTCGCCTAGCAGAAGACCGGACGGCACTCTGCATTGCTTCCAACGGTACCGCGAACGGCGGTACTGGATCAGGCTATACAGCTACTATCGGTGGCGGCGTTGTGTTCACCGGTTTTCAATCGTCCATCAACTTCGATCCTTCTGCGGTTTGTAATCTGGATAACTTCACGGTATGGGCTGGCGCATCCGACACTTACGCCAATCAATCCGATAAGATGTATTCGTCCGATCCACTCGCACCAGCCACGGTGCAGCCCAATGCATTTGCTACGGCGGAAGCACGCGCGGACGAATTACTTGATGTCGTTACTATAGGTCGTACGTTCTGGCCCATGGGTACCCGCACGGTCGAAATGTGGTATGACCAAGGTGGTAGTGCTGATTTTGCTTTTGTTGCATTCACCAACTCATTGCTTGAAGTTGGGCTAGCCGCGCGCCGCACGTTAGCCAATTTGCACGGTATGGTGCTATGGGTAGCAACAGATCGCCGTATATGGATGGGCAAGGGACAATCCGGTCAAGCGATATCGCCGGGATGGGTTGATTTACTGTTGCAACAAATTGATTTGCAAAATCTCACGGCTTATATGTACGCACAAGGCGGAGACGAATTTTATGTTCTCACGCTCGAAAATACTTGGTCTATTGAATTGGCGATATCAACAATGTCTTGGTGCTATCGTCAGACATTTGGACGTGACGATCATGTAGGACGTTGCGCTGTTGAGCATGATGGTGGTGTTTCTTATGTTGGCTTGATTACCGGCGAGGTTTGCACACTTGATCTTGCCAGTGCTGATGAACCGGCCGGGCGCATGCCGCGTTCCATCATTACGATGTGGCTTGGTAATCAGGAAGCCCGACACGTCATCAATCAGATTGACGTTACGAGTTACATGGGTGCGAGCGCTGGAACGTTTACACTCGATTGGTCAGAAGACCGGCTGCTGACGTTCAAGGGGCTGCGTACCATCACATGGCCCGAACCGGGCACCCGCCGCGCCATTGCGAAAGCAATGGGAACGTCACGACGCAGACAAGTGCGTTTGCGGTATGATGGCGCGACTGCGCCATTTGAAATGGATGAATTTTTCGTACAGGTTAGTCCTGAAGGCTAGCCCAAGGATACTTAAAATACAAATCAAAGTCGTTGAGACTAAACATATACGTAACCGTTATATCGCGATGCTGCAACTTGATTTTGTTCATTTGCGGTTTTTTGGTTTTGTAAACCAGCGTATGAATGTGGTTTGCCATTGGCACTTTTTGTTCGGCTAGAATTTTAGCACCGTGAATGGAAGTCTTATGTGAACTAGAAACTACATCGTCCACCATCATTGCCAATTTGTTTTTCAAAACCCTACCTTCCAACCAATTTCTTCGGCCGTAGGGTTTCTGTTCTTTCCTGATCGAAAAGATATTAACATCCAAACCACGATTAGCACAGGCGATAGCGATACCGGTCAGAAACGGTGTTGACGCGCTTTCAACACCGCATAACTGAATGATACCGGCTTTAAGTGGTTCTTCATATTTTGTCATGAAGTCTTGCACAATCACGTCCAAAACCAATGGGTTGAACATCGCTTCTCGCAGATAGAATTGCCATAGGTAATAGCCGCTACCTTGGTTTTTGTAGGACGGGAGGTCTTTGCTGCCTTCCGGCACCCTCGCGATACAGTTGTCGTTGATGTACTTACGGACAAATTCGCGATCTACTCCCATGGGTAGTGCGTCATTTTTGGGTAGACCACGGGAAAGTTTCCGTCTTCCCACTCCACGGCAATTGTTCTATTCGTGACCAAGGAAATTCTGCCGCGAGTGGTACCGTAAAAAATGATTTGACCGGCGTAAGGTCGCTCGGGTAATTGCAGGGTCGGCCGCTCGGGATTGGACATACGTCATTTTCCGTCAGTGTTTTGCCGCACGCGCATTTCAGGATCATTGGTCTTTTTCCACCTAATAATGCACAATAACTTACCGTTTGGCTTGACGCCTGCTACTATGTCATAATCGGGTCCAGCAACAATCACTTCACCGGGTCTAAACAACATGGCGACACAAATCCTTACTAAAGTTCCGCCGCCACCACCTATTGCGCAGTTCGATCCGGCCTTTAACCGTTGGCTGCATGATCTTCAAGCTTTCATCAACGAAGGCGGCGGCACTATCAACCCTGATTTGATACCGGGTTACAACGCACTGGTTTCAACGGTTAACACTCATACAATTGAGATTTCCAGTCTTACTACACAAACGGCAGCTAACACAAGCGCTATCGCTATCGCAAATACACATATTTCTTTACTTACTACCACCAGCCAAACCCATACTGCTCAAATTGCTGCATTAACGTCCCTCCCGCGAGTGAGAAATGGAACGGTTGCACCCGGTGCCGGTCTTGGCGTTAATGGCGATTGGTATGCCGACACAAACAATCTGCATATTTACGTCAAAGTAACCGGCGCTTGGGTACTGATCGTTTAACTACTGACCCGGGTAAGTGACAGCATCGGCGCGGCCAATGAACACCAACCATGCGGCCTTCCAACGCCCAAATAGGCGAAGTTGATTCCAAGCCAATGACCGTGCTGGAACCCATCGCCCATCAGGCAATCCAGCTTGGATGGATGTGGCATCGCGCACGACTTCGGTAACACATCGGATATCTGGTTTTCTCATGTCTCAACTCTCCCAGCCTACATAAATCGGATCACCGACGCGGCGATCTTCTTCAAACCCGCACTTTGAACAAACCCTCGTTTTCATCGTGACCCGGTAAGTTCTTTGTTGACAGCAGATGATTGGTCCTTCGCTATAGCCGCATTCTCGGGTTGGCTGTTCATCGAACCAGTGGAGGCAAAAAATCTGTTTTAGATGTCGCACAGTTATCATCGCACCGGCCATGTTTCGAGGAAGTGTTGAATGATTTCTTTTCTTCCATCGTCTGCACAGCGTCTCTCATGCCTTGCAGGTAAACCTCTTCCAGAACGAAGCTAATGGGCCTTGATAGGCCATTGGCATCAAAAAAGGGCGTTGTTCGACGCCTCAGAAAGTCTTGCAGATCAGGTGTTAGTTTAAGCCTATTGTTGGCTTTGGCTTTTCTCATGCGTACCATTTTTCTATTTTTTCGTACTTGGTCACAATATCTGGATACCCAAGTGCTGATAAAAATTTTAATAGCACTTCATCGGCAAGGACGTGTGCTAATTCTTTATTCTTTTCCGTTTGAAGCTTTTCTAATTCCGCCGCAGCTTGATCTTTAGTCATTGGTATACAACCTTAAAACATTGCGATAGCTTTAATGGTGCCTTGAAATTCTTCCAAACTGCGACAAACGTAGTATTCACCACCTACGTTAAACCATCGTTGTGCAAATTTTTTCTGATCAACAGATTGATCGCCGTTGCTGTCTTTCAGTTCAATAGCTACTTTTCGCATTTCTTTAAAACACAAAAAATCCGCAACGCCGGGCAGTACCCCCATGCGCTTGAACTTCATGGCTTCCGCAATATTGCGGCTGCCGCCGTTGGGAACGTGAAAGATAAGCAACTCGGGGTGTGCTTCACAAACCCATTGCCAAGCTATCATTTGGATGGCTGTTTCAGATAGTTGGCGGGGACAGCCCTTGGGTGACCGCTTCTTTTTCGCGGGCTTCAACCCACGTTTTGATTGCGGCTTTGATCCCTTCGGCGCGGTCTTTAATGCCATCGTGGTTCCTTATGAGCCAATCAACGCGCGCAGCCATGCTGGCGCTAACCCGTGTGGATAGCACAACGGTTGTTCTTTTTTGCCTTCTCATGGTATGCTGATAGCATAACTGTATACAGAAGGTCAACCCATGGCAGACTTGTTCTCCGGTATCGGTAGCGCTCTAGGCGGGCTGTTCGGCGGTCTTAGCAGTCTAGCTTCTACGCAAGCCGGTGTAGGTGCCGTCAGTGGTTTGACGAGTACAGGCGCAGCCCTAGTAAACCCGTACAATTCGCAAGGTCTAAACTACCTCGATCCTACTACCAACAATCTACTTAACGATACCGTTGGTTCGCAGAATATCGGGATGGGGCGAATTAATGATCCCAATAATCCAGTAGATTTTCAGAACTTCGCCAAGAACTACAACACCAGCGAAGGCGCGCAGTATCTTATGAAGACCGCTGCATCGGCACAAAACGATACCGCTGCGGCTCGCGGCGGTCTTCTTTCTGGCGCTAATCTACGCGCTCAAACCGGTATCACTGAAGGCATCGCCAATCAGGATTTAATCCAGCAATTCCAAGCAACTGAAAGCGGACAGCAACAGGACTTCGCGCAGCGGCAAGCTGCCGAACAAAATCTTGTCGGGCAGGAAAACATAGGCTTGCAAGCCGGTCTTGGTGAGGCTGGCACCTTCGCACAAGGCGCGCGATCCATAGGACAACTTTACGGCGGGCTAGCCAGCCAAACCAATACCGCCGGGCAGTCTTTTGGCAGCGGACTTGGTTCGTTGTTTGGCGGCTTGCTCGGAAAGATTTTCAGCTAGCTACTTACGCCGCGTCTTCAATTCTTTTTCAACTGCCAGCCGCATGAGATCGCCCTGACCTTCGTCGGCTTTTAACGCGCCATTGATGCGCTTCAGCCAGCCCTTGGGCATGCGGACAATGGTCTTGTCCGGATACATCAACGGGCGACCGTTCGGCCGCTTCACGGCTTTCTTTACCGCCTTTGCTTTTTTCTTCGCAATCTCGCTCGGGCGCGGTTTGCGGGGCGTTTTCTTAGGCGCTTCGATTACGGTAACGTCAGTCATTTTTAACTCCTGTTCAAGTCATCTCGGTAACAACATTGGTGCGTTCTAGGTGGTGAACCTCGCAGATTATTCCCGCGAAGCCACCTAACGCTACCGCATTCGCATTGCACTTTGTATCTTATGGTTCCTAATAAAGTGCTTGGTTCGTTATCTCGTTCCAGAATGGTTACTAAACCAAATTTTTGTCCAATCATTCCGTTACTCTGCCTACTGGTATGTTATTCATTTCCGCTTGCGATATCATATTAGAAGTACCACGTCCACCGGGGAATGCAATAACGTATTCTGGTTTTCCTTCTCGGATCATTTGTGCATTCCGCAGATGACCGGCGCGCGAGCCGTACAAATCCCATTCGGCGGGGAATGCTAGTACCTGTACGTTTCTGGTTTTTCCCCATTCACCAGCTAAAGTATCCGCACCTGTTGCGTTACCATGAATTATGCACTCGATATAACCACCTGATTTGAAATGACACCAATCAAGAACTTCAAATAATTTTTCTTTATTAAAATAATTTCTACCACCGCATACAAGCACTCTCATTTTCGCATCCTTGGGGCACTGTATCCTTCCGCGTCAAGCGGCAATCCTTCGGTCCAAGAACGTGAACGACGCATTATTTCTCGCATTTGTTTTGCACGCTGTTCTGCTACTTCTATAGGAGATAGCGCTATCACACTGTCATAGACATCTAACAAAAGAAAGGTATCCGGCATTTCTTGCTCGATATCGTCTTCGCAAGCGGTAATAATATCGCGTGTCATGGCTTGACAACTGATTTCCAGCAAGGAACCGCCGAAGACTTTTTGCGGTAACATCGCGCCAAATTTGGCACGGAAGAAACCCATATTGCCGTCTTGTCCCACAAATACCGAATAGTGCGGAATGCTGCGACCGCTCGGCAGCACCATCCATATCGTGGTGCCGTCCTTGAACAGTGCTATCTTGCCAGCGTAGTAATATCTTCCCGGCGGGTCATAGAAGCAATTATACCAAGCGGTCTTTAACGCTTCCCACAATTTGGTCAGTTGCGGATTTGCCTTGCGGTAGTTCTTGATATCGTCTTGCGCCTTGATATCGCTAATGGTCATGCCAATACGACGCATATGCGCTTTGTAGGTTTTCCAACCTAGCTGATAGTTGCCGCCTAGCGTGGTGGTCTTGCCGTCGAACCGTTCCTTTGGATGGGTTTCTCTAGTCGCGGTTGCTGGCAGTCCCCACATGGTAATAGCATTGTGCATGTACAGGTCGCCACCGGGTTGCTGTAGGATAGCAAGTCTACCTTCATCACCCGATTGCCAAAGTGCCAACCGCAATTCGGCGTTTGATAAGTCGTTATCAATGATGGAATAACCGTGTGGCGCAACAATGCAGCCTCGTAGCGCGTCGGTGAGCGCTGTATTGTCATACTTAAACCCCGCTCGCAGCCCCAAGATTACATCTTCAACTTTGTACTTACCGGATGGCTTCGCAATATTGAACATATTTGCGCCTTCGGACGTACCGCGACCGGAGCGTGCACCGTAATAACGAGTTGCGTCCTTGTACCAACCATTGACATGACGATTAAGCAACGCTTGCGCTTTCGTCGGTGCGCTACCGCCGCTTTCCTGCACAATTTCCAGCACCAAACGCACATCCGGGTGAAGATCAGGATTTTCCAGTGCTTCTGCGATTTCGTGTTTCTTGGTACCAAGCAAACCAGCCGCTCGGTTGCCACTGTTCACCCATGTCAAAATGCGCTGGCGTTGCGTTACGGCGGTCACTTGATTGTCGGTAATCTCGCGCAGTTGGGTTTCGGCTTCATGCTCAATTTCCCTGCGGCGCGCAGCAATCGCGGAAGCCAGTTCAATATCAATTGGCAACCCGATATCATTCTTGCGCCATGACCGCTCGAATATCTTGCGTTCTTCCAAACTCAATTCAGGAAGAAGTTTGTCAACTCCCATCAGGCAATTAACGTCTTGGACATTGTAAGCCAGCAATTCCCTAAATGTAGCAACGTCTTCGTTGAACGTGCTGTCACGTTGCGGTTTGCACGTCAGCATTACTAGCGCCCGGCCGCGCGGGTCTTTGCCTTTGATGTTGAGCGTTGAACATAGTTCATCAAGACCGCCGGGCAACGATAGCGCTTGCGCTCGCGCCATGGTGCAGGAAACCTTCTGCACCGGGATATTCAAGAACGGGTTTTGATTTGGTCCGCGCAGTACGTTGGCGTCAAAGTTGGCGTGGTGCGCCACGAACCGGTCACATGCCATCAGGTCCAGATACAACTGGTCAATCGAATGCGTACCAAGGTGCGGGTGAACCGGGCATACCGTTTTCATGGTACCATGAACAAACCAGCTAGCTGTTGTGATCTGCGTCGAAATATCGGAAGCGTACCGGCGGGCACCGGCTGTCTTCAGGTCTACTCGCGACCGTGTTTCCAAATCAACGAAAAGCATGATGCCCTCATAAAAACCCCGGCGGATGGGCTGGCCTTCACCCGCCGGGGCATCCTCACCGCTACGCGCTTGTCCTAACGCTGCGGGAAGCCTTGGGGCGGAGTAAACCCGGCCGGGTAGGCTCGGGTAAGTCCGTCGCCAAAACCGCTAGGCGAGGCTGGCGGCTGCGCTGGCGGCTGCGCTGGCGGGGGTGCAAAACCCTGTCCGTTAGAAGGGAACGCAGCAGGCGTAGGCGCAAATCCTGCGTTAACGGCAGACTGACCAAACCCAACTTGGGGCAGCAACCCTGCCGAACCGGCACCAAACCCGGTCACATTCAAACCTTGTGCCTTGGCTTGCGCCATGAGTTCCGAAGAACTGACGGAGCTACCAACCACAATTTCCTCGCCAGCGCTCATAAACATGACCGTGTTGAGGTAGCACTTCACGCCGCGCGGATCATTGGCCTTCACCGCAAGAGCAACACCGGCCGCGATATAGTCGCCGGATTTGACTTGAGCGCGGTTCATCAACGCCACGGGCACGCCAGCCTGTACGATGGTGACATTGATGGGCGAAGTGGACGAACCGGTTAGATACCAATGACCTTTCATCCAATCCGGCGAATTTTTGCCCGGTTCGGGTGCGTCACCATCCTTGATCGGCCAAATGACTTGCGGGAATGGGATATGTGACAGCGAAGCTGTATAGAGTTCTTGCGCCGCTCGCACAAAATCGGCAAACGACGGTTCTTCAAACCAGTTCGCACGGGTTTTCGGAACGATGAAACTTGCGAGGTAGTTGGGTTTTTCCGTAGGCTTCCCCATGTACTCGCGGGAAGGTTCCCACAGATTGCGCATGTTAACGATGCGCGCATTGAAGATATTAGCCTGTTTGTAAACGCGTGCCATTTCATACTTCCTTCTTCTGGTTTTGAACTTCGACTTCAGCGATAGCAGTATCGAGTGCAGCTATCGTTTTGTCAAGTGCTGTTTCTATCTTTTCGTCATTACCGTACATTTGACGCAACGCCAACAAACGCCACCGAACCACTTTCCTGCCTGTCAGCCAATAATCCATTAATAACTCGCCTTTAATTCCGGTTCCGGTTTATGGCTGGCAACTTCAACGTACTGCGCCGCTTCATTGGATAGTTTCTTTGCCGCCGCTGGCGTCACGGGCTTGACGCCTTTCGGTCCCGCCAGTTTCCATAAAATTTCTACCGCCTGACGTTCGTCATTCCAAGCGGTCCATTTGCGCGACGGTTTCAATTCCGCACCATCAACCGCAGCACCTAATTTTAACCGGTTGGTCAGTTCGGTTTCAAGATGTTCCTTCATGTCACTGACCGCTCGAATAATTCGCAGCATACGCAACAATTCCTGCGGCAGCATTGTATCCGGGTTTCGCGAGATTGCAGCCATCAGGAAATTAGCATCCTGCGACATGGCAGGACAACGCGAGAATGCCGGGCACCAACGGCAATGTGGACCGGGACGCGGCGGTCCCTCATAGGCAACCGCGCTCATAACCAATTGACGATGGGCTTCGACTTCGGCGCGGCTGTGAATATGCTGCTTGAAAAAATCGTCATTGCCCCAAGAGTTGGGCTGAAAAATAACCAATCGAAACCATTGCGTTTGCGGATACTTGTCAAGAAACGTCGCGGCGTAAGTCAGCATTTGCTTATTGTTCTTGGCTTCAACATCCCAACTGCCGTTCTTGAAATCCAGAACAGTGATGGTATCCGCGATATGCCCAAAATCCAGTTGTCCCCAACATCCTTTTGTCAAGAAAACCCGTTCTTCAACCAAGACGATACCAGCACCCAATTGCGCCACGTAATCCTTGATGTAAATCGCTACCTCCCGGTCAGACATGCTCTTGGTTTGCCAAGGCGAAGGATCGGGGATTTCATTGTTGCGAATGGCACGTTCGACCACGCCATGAACGCGAGTGCCTTCCAATGCGGCCGGGTTTGTTCGTTCCGGCAAGTCTTGTGATAGCAGGGCAGATGGTGGACACGCCAGCCAACGCGCGGCAGATGATGGTGCGTAGGTGGCATGTCCGTTCATTTTACTACCTTCAACGGCATAATCTGTGCCGCGATAAATTCTGGGTGCTTGGTTTTCATGTGCCGTTCCATCTGACTAACGGAACGGTTACAGCAAGGACAGGTGCCCATGGCTGCACGCTTTTTCAAACGCTTGGTTTCACGTTCTGCCTTGTCCCAATTTTTCCGCGCGTCTGCCGCTTCTTGTTCAACCCGCGCCAATTGCTGACGTGCAATATCGCGTTCACGGCGAAATTTTTCTTCATCAGTTTCTCCAACAAAACTTTGACCGTGCCCATTAGGACAAAAGAAACGTGAATGTGTTTTTTGTTTACCTTTTTTCCACCATTGAGGAACGGCAAATGAAATACCACAATCATCGTTACAACATGTTATGACAGCTTCCGCTACAAACATTTGCCGTTCCTTTTAATTTTAACCTGTGATCCCAAGCTGCGGCGCGATCTTCACCAACTGTTCGTTAGGTAGACGCGGGAGATACACACTCTTGATCTGGTCCCACGTCGCGTTCGTTGCGTCCGGTCCAATCGTCTGCCGGAACCACATCAGAACCGCATTGGCATCCTGCCCGCCTGCAATGGCGTTATCTGCCTTGTCAGCAATCGCAATTGCCAACGGGTTGACTGCGGGTGCAGCCGTGCCGTTAGCACCGGGGAAACCCTGCGGTGCAGGCGTAACAGCAACGGGAGTAACCGGTGGCGTGAAGGTAGCAGGCGGTCCCGGTGTAATGGCAGGCGGTGCGGCAGCTTGTTCTTCGGCTGCTTCCGCCGCTTCTTCTTTCTTGGTTCGCGTCTTTCTGCCACTGGTGCGAAACGCTTCCATTTCGTCCCAATTGTCAAAGTCAATCGTAATTCTCATTTTACAACTCCTAGCTGGTTTTGTTTGATAAGCCGCCGAACTAAAGACCTTGCTTTTAACTCTGCTCGGTGGTCGCTACAACTCATGCTGCAAATAATCAATCCAATTGCTGACCGAACCTTGAAATGCTTCCCGGCTTCGATTGTGTAGATAATACCGGCTCTGTCCAATTCTTCCGTGGTTGCGTCAAGGGTTTTGTTTTTCATTCTCGCACCTCGTATCTATTTGGCAGTATGGCGCGAAGATCAGTGGCGGATAGTAAATTTGCACGAACTAGTTGTTGAACTATACGTCCGATAAGTTCGGCGGTGCCGCTAATTGCTACGTCTGCGACTGCATCTCTCACATGCATTGAAATGTTATTTTCAAGATCAAGAATATTAATCATGTTGTCACCTGATGAACTTTTCCCGCTTTATCATACCAACCTTTTACTGTTATGCGCCCATTCGTGGCTCGTGTCAAGTATGCGGATACGATATCGGGTAATTCTTGGTAGGGCCATTTAACTGTGGCGTAACGAGTAGGTAGTTGCCAACCATCGGCTGTTTTAAACGGTGGCCGGGTTATTGACTGCCAAGGGTTGGCTTTCAATATTTCAGTTACATTAACAAATTCGTCCACCGAACCGGTTTCGTTCAAATCCTTACCGTAGCTTTGGATGCCGGTATTGTCGTAACCACAACACGGACAGATAGGATGCAGCCAGTTTGCATAGGTTTGGGCACATGCGTTGCACTTCCGAACGGAAGATTGCAACAACCCGCAATGTGGACAGGTAGCACCATGGTAAAACTGATCGAACCGTTCCTCGCATCCCTTGCACTTGGTTGCGCTCTTGTGGACGGTCTTGCAATCGGGACAGGTGCGTCCGTGCTTCCAAGTTTCCCATCCATAGCCACAAGGATCGCATTCAAGATGAATACCGGGCGAGGCTGCGATAGCGTCCAGCGATCCATGCCGACTGACGTTGCCGCCGAAGTCCAGCACGGCACAGTTTTCCGCATGTTCCGATATCCGCGCACCGCGCCCTAGCGCCTGTGCAAAGAATACTGGCGACTTGGTAGCACGGCAGAATGCCAGCAGATCAATATCCACCGCATTAAAGCCGGTATCGAACATGGCAACCGATATCATAATGGGCAGTTGCCGTGCCTTGAACGCAGCTACCATCTTCTCGCGCTTACCGCGCGGTGACTTGTTGTGAACGGACGCAGCTTGCACGCCTTCCGCGTTCAACTTCTTTTCGAGAATGTCGGCATGTTCAGTGTTGCAGGCGAATACCAGCACGCAATTCCGGTTCTGCCGTGCCATCGTTTGGACGATAGCCTTGGCGTGCAGCGGTGACAGCGTTATGGCGCGCGATGCTAGTTCATCAAGATCGTAGTCCTCGCCAATTACCTTGACGCCTTCAACATCAATTTCGGCCTTGGCTTCCGAATGGGCCGGGATCAGCGGCTTGACGTAGCCGTCCTGTAGCGCATCCAAGAATGTGTACCGATAAATGATAGGACCAAAAGTCTTTTCCAAACTGCCGGTGCCATCCGCTCGAAATGCCGTTCCGGTCAAACCCCGAACCTTGGCATTCGGGATCGCTTCAAACACCCTTCGATAACTTGAAGTCTTGTTGACGGGTGTCCTGTGAACTTCGTCCACAAGGATCAGCGTCACGTCCTGAAACGATTTGGTTCGACGCACAACGGTTTGCACGGTACCAACCGTAATCTTGGAAAAGACGTTCTTGCCAATAGACGCGGAACAGATGCCCGGCCTGATACCAACTTGTCGGCAGGCTTCCGCATTCTGTTGAACCAATTCCTTGTTATGCGCGAGGATCAGCGTTCGGCCAGTGGTGTTGTAACCGGCGAGACAGCCAAGGATCAGCGACTTCCCACCGGCTACGCTGATTTCAGCGACGGCATACTTATCAGGAAACGCATTGAGCGTATCAATGCATTTGTTCTGGTGCGGTCTTAGGATCAACTGATGCTGCATAATCATACTTTACGATATCGTATACGAAAAATCAAATCACGATTTTGTGACTTGATATTTGCGATAGCGTTATCTACACTTCCACCGTCTGCCATAAGTTACCTTGCGCATTCCATGTCGGGTGCAAACGTTACTTTCGGCTTTCTTCATCACAGGTTTTGGTACTGGCACCGGAACAGTTTCAGGAGGTATGACGAGTACAACACGTTCTACTTCAATTGGCTTGGGTACGTCGATACGAGCAAGACCGTATTTTATAAAGGCGTCTGCTTTTACTTCATCCTCCTTTGAATTGACAGCGCGATACGAAACGAAAGTGAACAGCAACACTACAAGTCCAATAATACTTAATGTTGTGGCAATTGGGTTTCTAATCATCGCACCACCAATAAGAATAATCCAACGATTAAAATAGCTGACGGGATAGCAATTGCAAATATGGTTGATACGTTCATGGTGTTTCGCTTTCCTGTGGTCATCGCTTAGGACGGCTTAAGCCTGACGCACAGGCAATTTTCAGGGCGCGGGTGACCTTCACCACTGGCACCTTAGCCGCTTGCGCCGGATGGCGTCGGCTTCCTTCAAGATGCGATCTTCCTCGGCGCGGTGCTTACGGTCCTCTTCGGCCAGATAGGGCTCCACGGCTGCCAGAAGCCTCGGCAGCGCGTTGACAGCGGCGCGGGCCAGCATCTTGTTGTCGATCGGCCATTCCTTGCTGATGCGGCCCTCTATGCGTCCTTCGCCATACTTCCACGGCAGAGCGCCAACCTGCGGACAGGCCAACAGAGCCCGCAATTCCCCGACAACTTCCCTTAACGGCTTCTCCATTTTATCCTCCAGTGTGGCTCTCATGGTAATCTGCACGTTGCCGTCGTCTGCACGATGCAGTTGCGGCCGACATAGACACCGCCCCACAACGCAGAGACGAAGAGCGTAACGATAATCATTGTCTTCATGCCTCAGTCCCTCGATGTTCGGTCAGGGTTGGCTAGCTGCATCAAGCAGCGCCGTCATCTCTTCCTCTGATAGATGAAATCCGGCACCGGCATCATGTGCCAGCCTCACGCGCTGAATAAGGGCTTTTATGCCGTCGTTCTTCCGGATGCCCAATAACTTGCCGTGCAGTTGTTGCATCGCCACGACCAATTCATTCTTATATTTGCATTTCGGCATCACCCAAATTCCTGCCTCAAGCAAATATTTGGCCGCGCGAAACCTAATGTGGATTTTCCAAAAGTGAGACACGTCAGAGGTATCCATTCATTGTCGGTCAAGATCGCTTGTGCGACGCAACGATCTTCATGCAGCCATTTAAGCCAACGAAGATACCCGACATTGCCTTCTGCGCGTCTCGCTCCAGGGTCTCAGATGCCGGCATAGTCATAGAGGCTTCCCCGGTGTTCCCACGACAGCGCGCAGTGCCCTCATTGCAATTTCTGCGCTGGCTCCGTGATCGTGCATCTTGCCGCCGTCGCTTACGACGGTATCGACCACGACAATTTCATTTAGCGCGATGATTGCCGCTCTCAGTCGCTCGTTGGTCCTGCGTTTGGTGCGAACGACATCCCTAAAATTCAGCTTCAACCGCTCCAATTCGGTGAGGTCAATCATGGGTGGTTTCCTTGCCTATCTACTGATTACCGTGGAACCGTGATGCGTCTTAAGCGAAAGCGCATCGGGCCGATACAACCATCTTTGACATCCCAAATCCAATTGCCCCATTCCCGTAGCGGGAAGCAGCAAAACCTAAACTCGAGTCCTATCGTTATTTGCATCCTTAGTATCCTTGCCTTACCGCTGAACCGTGTAGCCCTTGCGCGACAACGACGATCAGTGTCGCCAATTGGGCTATGATGATCCATCCCTGAACGTCAGTCATTTGTCTCTCCTTGCCTCACCGTGAACGCGCTATTGTGAGTTGGCGATGGCATCGCCAAGGTATCAGCCCCGGCTCCTGCGGCGTCACCGCTTGGCAGACGCTCATCGGAAGGATGAGGCGCGCGTTGGACCGGGGCTGATTGGTGGGTCGATGACACCGCGAGTGCCGCCACCCAACGCATGAATTCCAAACAATCGCTTTGCCGCTCGAAGTACATCACGCAGCCCTTCACGTCAGTCGCATGTCGCGTGATATCGACACCATCACGGTCGCCGAGCCAATGCATGTTGGGCAACACCAGTGAATAGCCTTTGCACCGCTTCCGCAGCCCGCTTGACGCCTGTATAAGTCAATCCATCTTGCTCTAAAGCCGCAGCAATTACGTCGTGCAACTCTCCCCGGCTTGGTGTTCGGGCAACATCGTGGAGGGTGGCCCGCGCAAACCAACCGTCCCAAAGGGCTTGGACGTGCGAGTGATAGTACATGGGACGGCCCCAAGCGTCGGGAACTTCGGCTAGATCAAGGTGCGAATATGCCTTGATGAAGGCGGATCGCTCGGTGCCACTGGAACTGCTCTGAGGCGCGGTCATAGGCTGTCCATCCATATTCTGGAGAGTATGCGTTTGGCGTTGGCTACCGTGTCCCAGCACTCTGTTCGACCGGGATTTGGCGCAAGATTGTTGACGCGCTCATAGTCGTTGACTTGATCGACAAGCGCCCGCAATGCCGCTTCCAGTTCCGCTACACGGCCCGCCTCTTGGGCAACACCACTGATGCGGGTATTCCAGCGCTCGACATTTTCTGTAGATCCGCCGCATTCGTCGCAAGCGGGGCCGGTCTTTTTCTGTGTTCCATCCTGATTAACCGACATCCACCCTTCAGGATCGACATTGGTCGAACCGCAGAACGGACAGGGGGAGCAGCGCGGTGTCAGTGGAAATGCGCTCAATCATGGTCGGCCTCGCTGTTCTTGAGGGCGGCTGCGGTCAAGTTTTCGACTTTCATTGCCATGGCATCCTCATTGCGAACGGGTTTGCATATTGGGTTTGATGTTTCGTTTGCCATTCCGAACCAATCAACCAAGCGGTATCGCTATTATATACCACAAGCCCGCGAGATTTCAAGGCGTCCAATGCTTTTTTTTCGCCAATAAAGCATGCTTTTATTTCCGATAGCACCTTGTCGGTCATAGCCATGAACGTTGCGCCATCCGGTGCGCCCTTCGGTGCGTATTTGGCTTCTATTTCGTCCGTGACTGGTGTTAAAAGCATGCTTTTTATCACGTCCTTGACGCCTTCAATGCGGTCGCGCGCCGGGATGCCGGTGGCTTTGTAGAAACCGCGCGCGGTTCTGGTGGCTTGACCTGACTTGACCAAGCGGCTTAGATAGACCGCAGTCGTTGCTTCCGATATTTTGGCGCGGATAGCCACGTCACCGGTATTCAATTCGCATGCCGCTGCCAACAGCGCATGCAACACCGCATTGGGTTTCATGCTCGTTCCAAGCGCTTCCATAGCGCCCTGTGCGGGTTTCCACATTGGATTGCCTTCCTCTTTTACCAGATCAAATTCAAAATCGGGAATATCGCGCATGGTTGATTGGGCGCGCATAACCTCGCCTTCCTTGCCAACAATGATAGCACCATCGGCTGCGCCTATGATACCGAACGAACCGCTAATGCCGTCTATGGCGTCGTCAACCTTGCCTTTCTTGGTATGGTGAACGACCAAGATAAGAACGGAATTCTGCACGGCAAGTTTCTGCAACGCTGCGACAACCTTGTAATCGACCTGATAAGCGTTATCGCTTCTTTCCACGGTACCACGCACACGTTGCAGCACGTCCACCACGACCAGCCGAATATTCTTGAAATCCGCCAGATGTTTTTCAATATCGGTTACCAACGAACCAGTGCCGTTGCTGTCCACATAGAATGGTCCGTCTGCGGAATAGCGGAAGCGTAGCTGCGCGGCTTCAACACCGAATACGCCGGGATGGATCATGCGCAAGCGTTCGGTAATGCGGCGCGGTCCGTCTTCCATCATGTACATGAGAACACCGCCCTGCCGGGCACGCTGCCCCCAAAATACGCCGCCTTCGATCACTTGCAAGGCTAGGTCCATGATGATCCAGCCTTTGCCTACCTTGGGCTTGCCAGCCAGTATGATGCAGCCAGTATCAGGCAAGAACCTGTCCACCAGATAGCTCATTGGCGGCATGTTCAACTTGAGCAAATCGGTCGCAGTCTGCCCGGCATGTGCGCGGCCGGTTGGCATCAATAAAGCATGCTTTTGTTTCTCAAGCGTGATGACTTGGCCGTAGCCTTTCGATGCGCCGACACCGCGAGCGAAATCGCGTTTGTCTCCCGCGCCTAACGTGCCCGGTAATGATATGAATGCGTCTTCGGCTATGCGTCCGATATCTTCCAAATAAGCATGCTTTTTTATTTCAAAGGGGACGTAATCGGGCGAAATGTGCGCCGCGTCCGCGAGCGTCGGCGCGGTCCCGCTGGCTTTAATCAACGCGCCATACTTGACACCTAGATGGTGCAGTTTGTTTCCGCGCCCTGATCCTGTTGGGCTGTGCTGTATATCAATAAGCATGCTTTTTATCTCATCGCGGAAAAAAGAAATATTTTCCGGCGTGAGCATGGCGATATCGTCGGACGATAACGCGCTCTCAATAAGCATGCTTTTTGTTTGGCAACCGGTCGCGGTTTCGAGTGCCGTCCGCAACGCGGCTGCCGGGATGACCGGCGGCAATTGCTCAAATATGCTCGGTCCTTCATACCAATATTCGACGGGATCGCTCGGCAACGGTGACTTGTTCTGGTATGCGCCGAACCATACCGCTTGCTTGCCTGCGCCTAATAGCTGGACGTGCTTGCCAAACTTTTCCTGTTTGATGATGCCCGGTTCGGTAAAGACAATGGTCGCCGGTCTTCGTCCCCATCGCCATTGATTAGCAAACGGCACGCCAGCGGCGAAGGCGTTGCGCTCGGGGATATCGTCTATATCAGCGTCAATGGCGCGTGCTTCAACCGGGCCTAACTTGGGATGGAAAGTCAATCCGAATTGAATACCTAACCCTGTGGCCTGTGGCATCAATTCCAGCCGCCGTTCAAGCGGGAGCGTATCCCAGCCAAGACCGCCTAGCGGTATCTTGCCGGTGACCGGCACAGGCAGTAACCCATGTGTCGCGTAGAGTTGCCGCGCTAGGTCTGATAAATTCAAGTGATGCCCTCTAACAGACAATAAGCATGCTTTTTTGTTTCTAACAAGCCACAAGCGCTAGACAATAAGCATGCTTTTTATCTATGGGTAGCAATAAGCATGCTTTTTAATTTACTAAAGCCAAAAAATTTTACACAGGTAGCATCTAAGGCAAAAATTTTATCTGTGCAAAATGTTAACTATGTACTGAAAAACAAATAAGCATGTTTTTTCTAGTTCGCGGTAGCGCTTTCGCGGTACCATACACAAACCTGAAATGGTTTGTTGCTGAGTTTTGGTCATGTCAGTTGTCCCAATCGTGAAAGAACGTGCCCGGTATCATCCAAACGGAATTGTTCCATTGCGGATAATAGCCATAAATCACGAAACCGGAATAACCGGCAGTTTGGTTTGCAGGAAGATATGTAAACATTTGCCTAGTCCCTTCATTTCCGATAACGCTATCTAAAATCATTTCGCGGTACCATGCAAATCACGAAATGTTACAATCCGATCCAGTCCCGGCTATTAAAAATAACCCAAGCAAAAACTACTTTACCGTTGATCCATTCTTCGTCCCAAATCATGAATAACGGCAGTTGTTTTTTGCTTCTAAATCCCCATCTACGTTTAATCATTGACTGTCACTCCTTTGCATTTGGGTATCGCCACACTCGCCGCAGATCAACGCGGCGCATTCCTTGGCCCATGCGTTTTGACCGCAATCCGGGCATTCAAACTTAAACTTTGAAGTTTTGCCTTTTTCCTTCTTGCCTTGCGGTATGGTGCCGAACAATTCAAGATTATATTTCTTTTCAAACTTCTTGAACGTCACATCAAAACGGCCGTTCTCAACAATCTTGTGTGACACTTTGCGGCCGGTTTCCTTGCCGTTGCCGTCGTCCGGTTGCAGGCCGATCTCTTTCATCATGCCAGCCCATTGCCGGTCATGGTACGCGCCTTTAGGTGGCGTGCCATGCTCTTGCTGTAATTGGTGCACCATTTCATGCGCCAATGTGCCGAATGTGTCACGCGGTTGGCGTGCCCGAATTTGTTCCGGGTTTAGCGCTATTTCGTGAAAGGTCTTTTTGGAACCGTTGCGGCCAAATTGATCCGCCCAAAAGTAACCATTCGCGCCGCGTTTGCGATGCAGCAGGATGATGCAATCGGATAACCGATTGTTGAATAGTTCCGTATTAAAAAAGCTAAATGCTTCGCGCAATACGTCATAGGTTTCCATGGGTTTCATTTGCCTGTCTCCTTACTTTGCTACGCAATCCTATATCGACCGCGCGGGTTTCGCTCAATCCGCTTTTGCATGGCATTAATTGCTTCACGTTCCGAAGCAAGTTCCAGAACCGTTGACCAATAACCGCCAACTTGTAACGC